ATAAAAGCAAAGAAGAAGTATGTCAGCTATAATGGTTGTGTAACGTTTATGATACTATAAGTTTTCATACTTTCCTATAGTGGAGACAACGGGACTAATTATTAACAATTAAAAAATAAAATATGAATACACAAGAAAAAGCAGAAAAATATGCTGAGGGTTACAGATGCCCTGCTACTAATAAAAGTGAATATTGTAAACACGACATTATATCAGCATACAATAATGGTTATTTAGAAGGTCAAGCAGATATTAAACCTGTACTAGATAAAATTAAAACAATAACTTATGCTTTTATGTCAAACAAAATAGCAGAACATCAAGGTGTTCTTTCAAAAGAAATACAAGATTTTATTGAATCACTAAACATACAAAACTAATATGAAAAAATTACAGATTATAGCATTATTTACCCTTACAATAGGGTGGTTTCCTTTTATGTGGATAGCAATTTGGGGTAGTTGGAACAGAGATTATGCAGTATGGATATTATTTTTAGGTCTTTTTCTTTGTATAACATCAGCAGTTATTTTAGGGCAAGTATTAACTCAAAAAGCATTATGGCTCAACCAAGAAGAACTTGATAAAGAAGTACAGAACTTTTTTAAAGAAGTACAAAAGTTTAGAGATGCCAAAGCAAAGTATGAAAAGGCTACTCTTGAACTTGTAAAAATGCAACAAATTAACAAACAAGACTAATATGGAAGATATAACAATAAAATCAGTAACACATTGTCCAACTGAATGTAAAGTAGAGGGTGGCACTACACATCGTTATATTCCTATTAAAAAATACACAGAGGAAGATTTAATACAAATATGTAGAGATGCAGTAGTACCTTATCAAAAATGGAATGATAGAGATAGTTATTCGGCACAAGTGAATGTAGCTTCAATATACGAAGGACTTACTGGTGGTGTCCCATATACATATAAAATTGACAACAGAACTATTGGCATTTATTTTAAAAAACCTACACCTGAAATGTTTGACGGTTATGGTATTGATTGGAACTCTGATAGTAATTATTTTGGTGGATATTTACCAACACCAGATAGGTTAAAAGAGGCAGATGGTGAAGATTGGTATTAAAAATCGTAGGAAATTTTTTAAAAGTTTTTAAGACAAATATATAATTGAAACACTAATGTAGTATTGTGTATAACTATATAATTTGTGGTAAAAACGCATTTACAAAAGAAACATTTTTAGAATGGCTATTTAATTTAAACAAACAAGAATAATATGAAAGGAATATTACATAAAACAGAAAGTGGTTGGATAGTAATTTATGATGAAATTATTGGAGAAAACATTGTAAAGAAAAATCAAAATTCACTACCTCTAATAGACAATGGCCATATAGATGGACTAAAGTTATATGATTCTAATGAAGGATTAGAAGTAGATTTTGAAATAGTCACTGATTATGATAACAACGGACCTGATCACTTTCCTAAATTTGCAAAGATAATTACACCGGAAGAAGATAATTTAAAAGATTGGGATGTAACATTAAATGATGGTTTAGACAATGAACCATACGTTTCAGATGACTTTCAAATTGGTCCTGATGGTGCTTATGAACATACTAAAGAATGGTATACATCACCAAGAGAAAAGGCATCTGAGTTAATTGTTGATTATCAAATTAAAGTTAAGTCATTAGATTATAATGAAGCTAAACAATGTGCATTAGTTATGGTAGACGAAATTAAAATTATACTGTACGACCAAGACCTAATGATAAGATATGATTATTGGTTTGAAGTAAAAAAAGAAATAGAAAAACTATGAAAACAGAATACAGAATACAAATAAATGGAACTTGGTATGTTAAAGAAGAACAACCACAAACAGAAGAACTACAAGATTTAATTTACACTCAACAATGCTTTCTTGAACTAGACAATTGCACATTTGAAGCAACTCGAATGTACTCAGATTACAGCAATGAAATCTTTTTCAATAGTGGTGCTAACATTAAATACACAAACAAAATTACAAAAGAATTTGACAATTGGGATGGAAATAAATGGATGAAGCGGTTGTATGACGGTGACAGAGAGGCATTAGATGATGTATCTGACACACTCACCAAGTTTGAAGTTACACAACTAAGAATGTTTATAAAAGAATTAATAGATAATAAATGGTTGAATTATTAGGCTTGCAAGATAAAACAACATATATTTAAAATAAAGAAATGATGAAAATTTGGCACATAAGTGATACTCACACCTACCACGGACTATTAATAGTACCTGAAGGAATAGACATGGTAATTCACAGTGGTGACGCAACTAATCCAAGAGATCCATATGTAAGTGAACAAGAAATGCAAAACTTTATATCTTGGTTTGGTTCATTGTCAATCAAACATAAAATATTTGTTGCTGGAAACCATGATGTTTGTGTTGAAAGAAACTTTATTAAAAAGGATGACTTTGAAAGAGCAGGTATTATTTACTTGGAGAATGATTGGATTGAAATAGACGAAAATGATGGATGGAAATCACTAGCTAATACAAACATGATAGGATCAACTATTGTGCCACCTAAACCTATTAAAATATGGGGTTCTCCAATCACACCAAGCTTTGGTCAAGGATGGGCATTCAATAAAAGAAGAGATAAGACTTTTGAAGTTTGGAAGTATATTCCAGATGACACTGACATTGTGGTTGTACATGGACCACCAAGAGGAATATTAGATTTATCTTACAATAGAGATGGTACATTAGAATTTTGTGGTGATTCATCACTTAAAAAGCGTATGTTAGATTTAAAACCTAAACTATGCTTGTTTGGTCATATCCATAATTGTGAAGACATCATTAATGCAGGAACAATGAAACTATCAATAAGTGATACAATCTATAGTAATGGAAGTGTAGTGACTGATGGTAAGTTTGGTAAACTAAGTAGTAACGGAAATATATTTGAAATATGATACTACAAGAGTTTAATAAATATGCAATAGAAGCATTAGAGGAATTAATTTTAAATAAAATTGAAACATACTCAATTCCAATATACGAAAACGGAATAAAAACAGAATGGAGTGTTGATGGTGTTGTTGGAGATGAGAAATACAAACAATTGATAGAAATGTCACCTGAAGGTAAATTACCTATTATAATTAATACAAATACAAAGAAATAAACAATGAAAGGAATATTAAATAAAACAAATCGTGGGTGGGTAGTAAAGCAAGTAGTTAAAGAAGGAACACATGCTAAACTAATCAATCAGTATCCATTAATAGACAATGGCCATATAGATGGACTAAAGTTATATGACTCTAATGAAGGACTAGAAGTAGAGTTTGAAATTACAGAAGCAATCATCCCAGTTGAAGATGGCACAACAATGCATAAATGTGCTAAGATACTTACTAAATGTTACTGTGGTCACACATCCTATTGCGACTGCGGGCCATTACCTGAAGAAAATAAACCATACGTTTCAGATGACTTTCAAATTGGACCTGATGGAGCATATGAACACACTGAAGAATATAATACATCACCAAGAGAAAAGGCATCTGAGTTAATTGTTAATTATCAAATTAAAGTTAAGTCATTAGATTATAATGAAGCTAAACAATGTGCATTAGTTATGGTAGATAAAATTAAAACTATACTATACTACCAAGACTTAATGATACGTTATGATTATTGGTTTGAAGTAAAAAAAGAAATAGAAAAGTTATGAAATACGAAAAATTTAAAGCAATTATTGACTATCAGATAAGTCACAATAATAAAATGGATGAAATTCATAAATGTAAAATTGATCTATTAGATGTTATGGACGACATACAAAGAGCTGTGGGAGTACTTTGGAAGGAAGTATTAACTGAAGATGGTAACGAATGGTTAGGTTGGTATCTCTATGAAAAAGATGGTATCTCAGGTAAACCAAGAAAAGACTTAAATGCAAATGATAAGGATGGTAAAGAGATATGTAAAGATGTAAAAGGTTTATATGAATTTCTAGTTAAAGAAAAATACTTTATATAATGGGAAAGATAATACTAGAGTTTGACTCTCAAGAAGAAGCAAATGATGCTAGAACAGCATTAGATGGCCAAAGATGGAAAACAGTTATGTGGGAATTAGATCAAAAACTAAGACAAACAACTAAGTATGGAGTTAGTGTAATCCATATGGAATCACAAGCACCTGGATTTGAACAAGACATTGCAGAAAAATACAGAGAGATAATTAGAGAAATGTTAAGTAGTAGTGGTTTACAATTAGAGGATTAATTAAAAATTAACATGAAAAAATTTATTACAATCTTACTTTTAACATTGTTTACTTCTTGTAAAAAAGAACCTGTAAACTATGTTAGTCCACAGACTACTATTCACAACACATCTAGCATTAATCATAATAGTGTAATAGGTGGTCCTACTGTAAATGTAACAAGTTTAATAGGCAGTAAATGGATTGTAACTAAGTACATTCAAAATCTTACATCAATTTATCCTAACGACACTTTAGATTTTATAAACAACACACAATATACTATCAACAATTCTACACCACACAACTACAGTATGAGCATTATTTATGTGCCCAATCAGATTGACTTAGGCAACCACATATCATTACACTCCTTCACTACAATTGGAGGTGACTGGAGTGGAGAAGTTCAAGGAACATTCATTAATAACTGGACTATCAACAACGCATTATTTTCTGATATGTTGAATTCTTCTACACCTAGTATTCGACTTTGGATGGTAAGAATTTATTAATTAGTAAAAAATAAAATATGAATAAAGAACAAATTATTGATAAAGTGTATGAAAGTATTCTATCATTGCTGGAATGTCTACTCAAGTAGTGTCTTTAACAAAAGACTCATTCATTCATTGTATTAAAACTGATGTTAAGTTCTCTGAAACATGGGGGTTGAATATCGAGGAACGAGAGTTGGTTGTTGAAGAAAGAGAGATATGGGCTTCTGAGAGAAAATTAAATGAGTATGTTATAATGGTAGCAACTAAAGAATTAGATAAGTATAACATTCCAACCAAACTAATCACACTAACATACAACAATAAAACAATAGAAAGTTATGAATAAAGAAAAATACAATCAGATTATTGAAGCGGTTGGTCAGGAATATACTAAATGGTTTTATGATAATGCGGTTCCGTCTGTTAGTGGTAAACCAATATTAAATGGGGAAGGGATATTAACTAGAGGTGAATTCATCAACAAATGTAAAACCGACCCTGAGTTCTCTGAAAAGTGGGGATTGAAGATTGAAGAACGAGAGTTGAGTTCGGAAGAAAGATTACCTAAGAAAATTAAATTGATTGGTCACGGTGGAGAAATGGAATTTTCATTAACAGATAAAAGACAATTAATTTACTACGGTAAAAGTAAGGAAAGTAATGAAAGCATATGGAGAACTGAACAGATTAAGGATGATGAAGTTTTTTACGTAACGGAATTTGGATGGGGCGTTTTTCTAAATACTAATGCATTTGAAACCGTTTCTTATGATGGAACCGAATGGGGCGGTCAAAAATTAAACACTCCAACCAAACTAATCACACTAACATACAACAATAAAACAATAGAAAGTTATGAATAAAGAACAACGACAGATAATTGATGAGGCTTATAAGAACTTTGTAAAATCCTATACAGACGAAGACGGTGACATTATTCTACCACCAGATGACTATATCAATGATAATGGAGAACTTCTATCAAAACAAGAGTTCATCAACAAATGTAAAACTGATGTTAAGTTCTCTGAAACATGGGGGTTGAATATCGAGGAACGAGAGTTGAGTTTGAATGAAAGAAGAGATATTTCTAGAGATAAATTAAATCGTATGGAGTGGGCCGATGTTATTAAATTAGCACACTTTAAAGAAACTTATGATAAGTATAACATTCCAACCAAACTAATCACACTAACATACAACAATAAAACAATAGAAAGTTATGAATAAAGAAGAACTAATAACAGTATCAAAAAGTGACGTAATGTTTCTTATAGCAAGTGCTATGGGTTATGGATGGAATGAAGCATCTTCACATAGAAATTTTGAAGAATGTCTTAAACGAAAAGAATTAGAAAAAGAAAAATTACTTGAATGGTTAATAACAATAAAACAATAGAAAGTTATGAATAAAACAGTAAAAACATATGAGGAGATTTATCCTTTAACAGTAATACAAATGAGATATGGTGGAAAGTATGTTGCCTTCCAAACAGAATCAGATGCAAGGGTAGTGATTAACACACAACTAAATGAAGAAGCAATGTACGATGTTAAAGGATACATTGAAAAACAATACTTTGGATTGTATGGTGTTGGAGACAATATATTCTCGGCGTTAAATGATTTAATTAAAAAACAAAATTAAATATGGCACGAATAAATAAAGAAACACTAGACAGATGGTTTGACTATAATGTAGACGTTGAAAGTAGAACTATATACATGGGTTCAATTAACTCAGGCTTAGAATTAGAATCAGGAGTTGATTCTTATATGGCTGAGTATTTTGTAAAAGGAATACACATGTTAGAGTCTAAAAGTGCAGATGCTATTTTTATAATAATGAACAATCCCGGTGGTGATTGGTATCATGGAATGGCTATTTATGACGCAATTAAAACGTCTAAGTGTCATTGTACCATTAAAACATATGGATATGCTATGTCTATGGGAAGTATTATTTTACAAGCAGCAGATGTTAGAATAATGATGCCTAACTCCAGATTTATGATTCACTATGGTTATGAGGGGAGATATGGTCACGCCAAGATAGTTGAGAAGTGGGCGGAAGAATGTAAGAGACTAAACTATGATATGGAAAACATTTATTTAGATGTTATGTTAGAAAAAGAAGAAAAAATGGGATTAGGTTACTTAGCCAAAACATTAAGTGACATTATGACTAAACAAAACACATTTACTTATCCACCATCAATTTCTAAAACATATGTTTTTAGTAAAATATTAGTTAAGAAAAAAGAAGAAATTAGACTAATATTAAAAGAAATGTTGAATTTTGACACAATACTAAACGCTGAAGAAACAATATCGCTTGGATTTGCAGATGAAGTTTTTAAATAAAAAAAATGGACAATGAAGTAAAATATGGAATATGGTTTATAGAAATAGATTCTATAACAAAAAAGACTATTGATCATGGATTTTTAGCCACAACAAAAAATAAAGAATATGCTGAAATTATTTTAAACTCATTAGAATTATCTTTTAATAGACCTAAAAACACTAAATACATAATAATTCCTAATTATTCTTAGTTGTTAGCATATTTATAATAAAAATATGTCAATTCCTATTGAAAAAACAAATGTAGTTAATGGAAATAATATTGAAGCCCAAGACATCTTAAACATAATTGAGGCGTTAGACGGAACAACAGACAACAGCATTACTATAACCGGTCCTTTATCACAAGGTAAAAACACAGTAGCATCAGGGGATTGGTCACACGCAGAAGGTGACAGTACAATAGCAATAGGAGACTTCTCACACGCAGAAGGTTACTTCACAATAGCATCAGGCTCCTATCAACACGTGTCAGGAAAATACAATACACAAGGAGACACTACTTCACTTTTTATAGTAGGCAATGGAACAGAAGGATCAAGAGCAGATGCATTCAAAGTAACTCATTCATCTTCAATTGTTATTCCAATTCAAAAGACCGTTCCAACATATTCTGGATCTAATGGAGAAATGGTGCCAATTGAAACAGGAGGAGGACATTTTTACTTGTACATGTTTGTATCTGGTTTAGGATGGAAAAGAACAGAATTTACTTAATATGAATGAAACTTTAAAAAATATTTATTTTTTAGAAAAACAATTAAATGATTTAAGTTTAAATGTTAAACATAAATCAACGTTGTATTCAAATGACTCAAATGAAGTAATAGAAGCGTCTAAGTTATTAGACTCACATTTATTTTATCCCCACATCAATGATTGCTATTGGTTTATTTATAAAAGCAAAATAAATCCAAAAATTTCAATTAGAGTTAAAGGTCCTGCTCTTTAGCTTGTTTTTTTAAAAATTTATACTTATATTAATATTATAATAAAAATAAGTTATAAACATAAAAAAAAACAAAATGAAAAAGAAAAAACAAAAATCGCTTAAAAAAAGAATGAACAGAACAGCAATTCTTTCTTTCTACAAATGTCGTTCACACCGTGGTGATGGAGTGAGATTATCAAATGAAACAGGATACAGTGAGTCACACATATCAAATGTGAAAGCAGGACGCCGTACAGTTCCAACAGAATTAGCAAATGCTATGTATTACATTTCACGTAGGAGAGTAAAAAATTTCGCGTAATCAACAAATCAAACACAGGTGGTTCTATTGTAGAACCACCTTTTTTATTTAAATTATTATTATGAAACTATTAAGTAAAATAATTCAAAAATTTTTTAAAAAGAAATTAATTACAATACCTTTAATGCATGAGGGAGTAAAAACAGGTCAGTGGGTAGAATGTTATAAAGGTGATGATTTACATAAAAAACTAATTGAAATATACGGTTTACCTTTACCAACACAAATAAACATAAAACCCATAGACACAAAATGAAAAAAATAATTATAATACTTATGTTAATCACAAACATAAGTTATGCTCAGAAAAAATATGAAAGTAACAATCAAGGATTTGTGTTAGCAATAGGAGGTTTATCTTTTACTACATCTGCTATTTTAGAAGGTGGATATATGTTTGGCACCAATAAACGAACGTCTAACAACACTGTAAGTTATGTTATTCCACCATTTTACAAACAAACGTCAAGAGTAATTATGTTAACAGTAGGTGTTAGTTTCACTGTAACAGGATTATTAACTATGAAAAGTAAAAATTAGGCTTACAAAATCTTCCAACGTATATTTAAGACATAAGAAAAATAAACTAAAAAAAAATAAAAGTTATGATGGATTTAAACAGTCACATCTTCCTAACAAAGGAAGAAATGAAAATCAAAGCGAATAGTATATTCGCAAGTAAGGGTGCAGAAAGCACTTCTGAAAAATACTCACACATTCCCACTTTTAAAGTCATTGAAGACATGGCTTTGTTAGGATTTGGTGTAGTAGAAGCTAAAGAAATTAAAGCACGTAAAAATGCTGGGTTTCAAAAACATTTAGTCATATTTCGAAATAATAATATTGTAATAAAAGGAGCAGATGGTGATGATGCATTTCCTTCTATACTTCTTACAAATAGTAGTGATGGTAAGAATGCGTTTACATTTCAATGTTCTATTTTTAGAATGATATGTGAAAACGGCTTAATCATCTCTACTCAGGATTTTGCTAAATTACGGATTCGTCATATGGGTTATGATTTTAAACAATTACAAAATGTTATTAATGAAATAGTAGGGAAACTACCACTCACTATTGAGTCAATGAATAAGATGAAAGGTGTAGAATTAGTAGAAAGTCAAATCATGGATTTTGCTAAAAAAGCACTCACAGTTCGTTTTGGAGAAGTAGAAATGAACCGTATCACAATAGATTATACTGAGTTTACTAAAGCGACTCGAGTAGAAGATGAAGGAAATAGTTTATGGAATGTATTCAATCGTATCCAAGAAAAAGTAATTGATGGTGATTTTAACTATGGCTTTTCAACTAAAACAAGAAAAGCAAGAAAAATTAAAAATTTCCAACAGGATATAAAAGTGAACATAGGATTATGGGAATTAGCAACACAATACTGTAGCAATTAATGTCCACCTTGCATACCTTATTGGATATTTATAATAAATGGAAACAACATATGTTTATTTAGTAACCAATTGTTATAATGATTCCAATAAGGTATATATAGGTAAAACAACAGGTTGTAGAAAATCAAACCATAGAAAAACTTATGGTCTTCAAATTACTTATGACTATATAGATAAAGTAGATAGTCTAAATAGAAAAGATTGGGAACCAATAGAATCATATTGGATAGAACAATTTAGACAATGGGGATTTGAAATAATGAATAAAAATAAAAAAGGTGGAGGTGGACCGGAGTTTAGAGATGAAATTTTTAAAGAAAAAATGAGAAAACCACACACCAAAGAACACATACAAGCATTATGTAAACATAAATGTTTTATGCCTCCTAAAGGACCTCAATCTATAGAACATAGACAAAAAATAGGATTATCTAATTCTAAACCTAAACCTAATGGATTTGGAGAAAAATTAAGTGTAAAAAAGAAAGGAAAGACCTCATATAAAAAAGGTATAGGTAAATCAATTATCCAGACAGATTTAAATGATAAATATATTACAACATGGAATTCAGTTATGGATGCGTCAAAATACTTAAATAAGAAAACTACTCTAATATATGCTTGTTGTGTCGGGGATAGTAAAACGGCATATGGATATAAATGGAAATACTGCCTCAATTAAAATGAGCATATAGGCCTATAAAAATGTTACTGACTTACCCTACTGTTAGGCTTACAAAGTTCTTCAACATATATTTACTTCATAAGAAAAATAAACTAAAAAAATAAAAGTTATGGGAAGTATAATAGATTACATAGAATGTCCGAATTGCAAGAAAGAAGCATCTAATGACCTGTACTACAAAACAGGTGAAGAATACATAAATTGTGGTAATTGTGGATACCATTACTCAGCAACTATCATTAATAGGGATAAAAACTTAAACGAGCTAACTGACTCGGATTGGAAAATTATAGAACTTAAAAATCCATTTGGTGCTTATAGAATAAAAGCATATTCTGGTATTGCAACTCAATGTGGTTCTCTTGAAAATGAAGAACAATACAACGAATTAAAAAAAACCATTAAGGATGACATAGAGATTGAATTTTGTTCTGTTTCTAGATTTATTAATGGTGAAATTGTAGATGAAATGATTGTGGATAACGGACCTGAAATTGATTCCGCAGGATTTTCAAAAGAAGATAGATAGGCTTACAAAGTTCTTCAACATATATTTAAGTTAAATAAGGAAATATGAAAAGTAAAGAAGAAATAGAACAGTTAGCTAAAAAGCAAAAAGGTTCTAGTAAAGAGTATTGTGATTCTATTGATGAGCAATATGGTTATTTAAATGGCTATATTGAAGGCTACACCCAATGCCAAAGAGATATGGCTGATATTTCAAAAGTAACAAGAGTTGAAGTTATTGATGAAAATGGTAGAGTATATCAAAAGTAGAACTGTAATGTAGAACTATCCTATCAAGATGATGGAAGAACTTTAAAAGTATTTATTAAACCCATAAACAAACAAGACTAATATGAAAGCAGCAGTAGAATGGTTAATAGATATGCTTATAACAGAAAATGAAGTTACTTTGAAAGGAGAAAATTTCAAGCTATTTGAAATGGCTAAAGCAATGGAGAAAGAGCAAATAATTAATGTTTATTGGGATTCATATAATGAAGGAAAATATAGCACAGATAAAACAGCAGAGGAATACTACAATCAAACATTTAACAAAGACTAATATGAAAACAGAAAAACAACTTTGGACCATAGTTAAAAAAGCCAAATGGAAATTAGACCATGATGATGAAAGAATAAAAGTAGAATGGTCTAAATTAGACGAAGACACATTTAAACAACTAGAAAAATTCCTTAATGAAAAAGCATTTACACTCAGTCGTGAATATGAAGATGCTTGGTTAGGCAAAGATGGAAAGGGAGGCTTTGATGTGTCAGATGATGGTTGGATGGATTTAACAGCAGATGTAGTGGGTCGAGGTAAGACATTTTACAATGCCATTACAGCTAAAAAATTAAGAACAATGGCTGATGAACATGACTATAAGGAATGTTTCTTATATTGTTTACACAAGGATTAGGCTTACAAAATCTTCCAACATATATTTAAGACATAAGAAAAATAAGTATTAACTTAAAACTATAAAATATGAAAAAACGAGGCAGACCAAAAAAAATAATAACGGAGCAAGTGCCGGTACACGTTCAAATAGATTTTAGTCAAATTGTTAAACTAAAAGACATTTATGTGGACGAAAGAATGTTTGGACAAATGAAAAGTGGATTAGTATTAGATGAGTTAATTAGTCATGAAGGAGGAGTACCAAGCGCAACTAATTTAATGTTGTTTGGAGATCCAGGAACAGGAAAAACAACACTATTGTTAGATTTATTAGCATCTATTCAATTAAAAGATCCAACTAGAAAATGTTTGTTCATTTCAGGTGAAATGGGAAAAAAACAAATGTTTAAATACACACAACGTTTTCCACAATTTGGATGTGTACAAACATTATTTGTTTCAGACTATACAGATCACAACACAAAAGATGTAATTGAACAGTCATTAAATTTAGGTTGGGATTTGATTTTGATTGACAGTGTAGCAGAAGTACTTGATGGAGTAAGAAATGACAACGGATGGGACAGAAAAGTAGCAGAATCATGGTTAGTAGATGAATGTGTCAAAAACAATAAAGGAGAAAATGAAGCAAATAAATTTAGCACATTCATGCTCATTCAACAGGTAACAAAAGGGGGAGTGTTTGTAGGCAGCAACAAAATGAAACATATGGTAGACGCAGCAGCAGAAATTAGAAAGGAAAAAGAAAGTGATGGAGGCGGAACATATGTTATGTTTAATAAGAACAGAAATGGGACTGTTGAAAACAAATTGTATTTTCAACTAACAGGAACACAAATAATATACACAGACATAAAAGGAAGAGAAGTGGATGACGATGAATAGGCTTACAAAACTTATCAACATATATTTAAGATAAAAAATAAAGACTATGAAAAAGTTTATGTATGATAAAAGATTACACATCTGTTCAGAACAAGACATTTTAAGAAAATGTGGTTCATCAGCGTCAGAGTTAGTTAAGTGTAGAAAACAGAAATATGGTTTTGAAGTGGTGTATAAAATGAAGTCAGGACACTATGACGACAGAGACTCATCACTAGTAAGAACATTTATATCTTACTTTTTATTGGTTAGCAAATTATAATGTTAGGCTTATAAAGTAAAGCAACATATATTTAAGACATAAGAAAAAATAAACTAAAAAAATAAAAATATGGCAAACATGGGTTATTGTAAATTTGAAAACACTTACCGTGACTTGATAGATTGTTATCACAGTCTTAATGAAGAGTTGTCAGACCGTGAACATAAATATCGTGAAATGTTGTTGAACATATGTAAAAATATGATTGATAAATATGATGAGACATGTCAACCTGAAGAAGATTTAGGACCAGAATATGACAGTGCAGGCTTTTCAGAAGAAGATAGATAGGCTTACAAAACTCATCAACATATATTTAAAACATGAAAAAGATAAAGAAAATAATTGAAAGTGCTCCAACTAAATCAATGGCAATGGGAATGTTGACTACTTATTTAATATATGGCAACATCACATTAGAACAGTATGATAAAGGTCGAAAATTAATTATTAATGAATTTAAAAAGTAAAGGTTATGGCAAGAAAAACAACAAAAACAGAACAAAACATTCTAACATACTTGAATGAATTGCGTGAATCAGGAATTACTAACATGTATGGAGCACTTCCATATGTTGAAGATGAATTTGAAAATGAATCTAAACAAGAATGTAAACGATGTCTTATGTTGTGGATGAAAAATTTCAATGATGAAGGAGAATATGAAGAAGTAGAAGACTAGGCCTACAAAGTAGGAGAACATATATTTAAGTTAAATAAAAAATAAAGGTTATGATAAATTATAAAAAGTTAATGTCGTATAATCCAACAAGGTACGACATCTTAATCAACTCAAAAGGACAAACAATTGAATTTGTTGAACATCCAACACAAGGAGATGGGGCACAAGTAATATGTGTTTGTCGTGAATTAGAATTAGCAGAGTACAGTACATTTTATGAAATAAATGATATGATAGCAGATCATAAAGAATATGAACCGTCATTTTTTGAAGGTGACTTGTACATAGGCACATTTAAAGCAAGCGATTAGGCTTACAAAATCTTCCAACATATATTTACATCATAAGAAAAGAAAGTGTTAACTTAAAAACAAAAACTATGAAAAACTGGACTAAAGAATTAATTAAAAAAGAACTCAATGAGTTAAAATCAGCGTGTAAAGAAAATGGTGAAGAATATGGTGCGGATGCAGCATTTGACATTGCTGATTCATTTTTAGACGATCAAAAAGGATTGAAAGAAGCTATTGTTAAATATTTAAAAGTAACAGACGTTCAAGGATATGTTGCTAATTACATTTGTTAGGCCTACAAAGTTAATTAATATATATTTAAACAACTTAAAAAATAAAAATATGACACAACTAGAAGAATTACAACAAGAGTTAGCAGCGTTAGCAAAACGCATCAACAGCACAGTAGTTTTAGACAACAAAATTGTGTTAACACGTGAACAGTTAAAAGAATTTGCGAATGCAATTCAAAGCTCAACAATTAAAAAGATTAAAAATGAAATTGAAGAAGTAAACATTAACATAGATGACCATGTCACTATTGAATTAAATAGATTAGAATTAGAAATTAATGTAGAAACGTATGATGTATTGTCAGAGATTTCACAAGAAATAAGTAATGGTGACGAAGTAACAGATGAAGACGTTCAAACATATTTGGACGCATTAGAAAAGTAAACAGTGTGTGTTTAATTGAAGGGGGGGTGCTTGGCTTACAAGTTTCCCTTTCATATATTTAGTTTATAAGAAAAAAGATAAGTTAAACAATTTAAAACACACAACTATGATAAAACTTATTTCAAAAACAAAACGTAAAAATGAATTTAGTGGGGGCTACAACAACAACTACTGTTTTTTATTAGAAGAAGAAAAGTACACTTCATCAACAGGTAAAAAATATAAGTTAAAAACATTCGGATATAGAACACAAGATGTTAAAATGTCAGAACCTAACTTTACAACCAACACAAATGTCGATTTATATTGGGTTGAAACAAAAGTATTTAAAGGAAATAAATCATTAATAGAAGGATCTGGAATACCCGGTTACATCAAAAAAGCTAAAAAATGGTTGGATGTAGAAACAAATGAAGAAAGAATAATTAATGGTAAAGGTTATAGACATAAAAGTACTTAGGCTTACAAAGTTCTTGAACATATATTTAGTTTATAAGAAAAGATAAGTTAAACAATTTAAAATGTAAAAATATGAAAGTGTATAGAATCACAACTCAAGTACAAGTCACTAAAACAATTCAATACATTGTAGAAGCTGAAACGAAGGAAGAGGCCCAACAACAAATAGTAGAGGGAAATGAAAGAGGAGAGGGAGAGGAAGTAGAAGAAAAAGTAGATTGGTCGTCGGAAACAGTGAGTAAAGTAAAGTACATTGAAACAATTGATTAGGCTTACAAGGTTCAATAACGTATATTCAGTCAAATAAAAAGACAACAATGTGAAAACAACAAGTAAAGAAGTAGACGGAACATCATTTTATGAAGTAACTATTAAGTGTTCAACGTCAACGTTAAGGAAAGTGTTGGGCGAACCAGAATGTGAGTCAAACGATGGACAAAGTAAAGTAAACTTTGAATGGACCATGGAAACAGACAATGGTGATGTGTTTACTGTGTATGATTGGAAAGAGTACAGATCGTTAGGTGAAAGTGACACAATTGAGTGGCACATAGGAGGCTACAGTAAAACAGTAACCCAACAAGCAAAGTGTGAAATTAGACAAGCAATGATGAATGTGTGACAAAATGTTGAGTAAACAAATAAGTAAAAGAAGTGAGTGTGTGGGTAAGTGACACAAATGAAATAAATGTGTGTGTTAAAATAGTTAGACGTTGCCCTTTGCCCAGCAAGCCAAGCCTTCCTTTAAACTTTTAGTAAAATATATATAGGCTTACAGAGTTCACCAACATATATTTACATTATAAGAAAAAATTATGAAATGTCAAAGTAAATATGAAAAACAATTGTTGACTGTGTTAAACGTTCAGTCTGATATGTTAGAAGACATGACTTATGCCATCCAAGACGCAACAGAACGTAAAGAGTGGCACAATGTTGACGAACTTCGTCAAATAGGGGACCAAATAGCGTTCAACGTAGAAATGCACATAATGTTGCTCAACATTTTATTTGTAAAAAGACATTAGGCTTACAAAGTACAGTCACATATATTTAATCATAAGAAAAAAAATTATGAATAAAATAGGATTTAAATGTTCGTGGATTCAAGAAGAGTCAAAGAACGTAAAAAAAACGACGGCACAAGTGACTTATGACAGTCCAGCTGTAGAACATTTACATGATGTTCAAAAACGTTTGCAAGAATTGGGAAAGTTTATATGTTCTGCTGCGTTTAGTAGACTTAGTAAGTGTAAACGAATTGAAACGTTGAACACGTTTGATTTTTTGGTAAAAACGTCGTTGATGATAAACATTCCGACAGCTGAACAAGGAATGACAGAATATGGCGCCATTTCATTAGACAGTGAATAGTTTGGCTTATAGGTTAAAATAATGTATATTTAGTTAAATAAAAAATGAAAGTTATGGAAAATCAAGAAAATTTAATTTATTGGTTGCAGCAAAAGTTAGACTGGGTAAAATTAGACAACGGAACACACTCATCTGAATATTTGTTGGGCTTTTTAATAGGAGTTGTAAAACAAACGCAAGAAGAGTTAAAACAAGTCAAATAGGCTTACACAATTCACTAGCGTATATTTATAGCATAAGAAAAGTAAGTATTAACAGTTAAAAAATAAAGGTTATGAAAAAAGAAAAAGACAAACAAACAGCTCCTGCAAACGCGGTTGCAGCTGAAGTAAAGAAAAAAGGTCGTCCAGCAAATGCTAATTCAGCTAGACAAGTAAAATTAGCAAAACAAGACGAAGCAAAAAAGTTAGGAACGTTTAGAAAAGGTCGTCCATTAGTAGCTTCTAGTAAAAGACAGCAAGTGTTAGCGGAACGTGAAGCAAAAAGAGTTCAAGGAATCGAAGTTAAAAGAGGTCGTCCAGCTCAAGTAAAAGTAGTTGAAGAAAAAGCACAGTAACATGAGTAAGAGGGCGAATGAAAGTCATTCGCCCTTTATTGTCACTTACACTTACACTTTTAAAAAACAACTATTATGGAAGAAGTAATAATTAAAAAAGTCATAGGCGGCTTGATGGGCTTGAAAAATAAAACAAAGGAGCCTAAAGAGGTCGCGGGTTGGCTGGTAAAGTTAAAGAAGGTCAATGAAGGCATGTATGAAGAGTACTTAGTAAAGTATAAAAGTTTAACAGAGTAACAGTCTAAAGGTAAGTGGTGTAACAGAAACACACACCTAAACAGTGAGTTGCGAGTTAAAATCTTTGCCTTACCTTTTTTACACACTTAATTTAAAAAAAATGACAGAAATAGTAGAAGCAGTAGCCATAGTGGCCACATTGTACCTAATAATTAGTTTACTGTGTAGGGTAAAAAGTAAAATGTAAGTAAAAATAGCAAACAGCGTTTATTTTACTCAGCTTAATAATAATGATAAAGGGCGCCGTTTAAGTAAAATTAGTTAAGTAAAGCGTCTTAAGTGAGGCAAAACAGCTGATGGACTTTTTACTTTGTTGACATACGTATAATTGAATAAAGTGAAGAGACTTCGGTGCAGCAATTAGTAACATCTCCCATAGGGTTAAAGACAATGTGAATGTTGCCCTTCATAAAAATTCATCGTTCTTTAAGTAGTGTAGTAAAAACATAAACGTCGCCTTGGTTGTTCTTGGACGAACAAATTATTGTGAACTTAAAGATTGCCACAGCAAGCCGATTAGAATATACTAATTGGCTATCATAGTCTTTGGCTAGGCTGACACAGCCCCACTTCATATATTTACTGTATGGAAAAAAGATATAAGAAAAGTACAAGTGTATATGGACTAAAATGTTCATACTATCACAAAACATTCAACTCAATAATGGAATTGGTTGATGATGTAGTAGCATCTGGAATGGACCCAAACGTTAAAATAACACGTAATGGGAAAGTGACAAATGAAAGGCCAATTGACTTAATTCAATTTTAGGCTTCCACAACACCGTTACATATATTTAATCATAAGAAAAAATAAATACTAACCTAAAAAACACACACATGAAAATTAAAGACTTAATTGTACATCTACAAACACTAGATCAAGAAAAAGAATTGGTAATTTTAGCTACTGATCCAACCGGCTGGGACTACGGACAAGTAGTCGACAACACAACAATTGAATTAGATGAAGTGTATCCATGTGAAGAAAATGGATTAGAGGGAGAAATTAAAATTCCTGAATATGATGAAGACTTTGAAGGCGACGAAGGTCTTGTATCATGTTATGTAATTAGAATGGACTGTTAGGCTTCCACAACTCAGTTTCATATATTTACATCATAAGAAAAATAAGTTAAACTAATAAAAATAAAGACTATGAAAAAGAAAAACATGTTTGAAGTAACAATAGTAGAACAAATATTCTTTATTTGGGGCAACAATAAAGTAGAAGAAATGAGTTTGTGTATTAATCTTAATTAAAAATTATGAAAAGTGTAAAAATTGATGAAGAGGCACTAGTAAAAATTGGTGTAAAACAAGGAGTTTTAGAAGATAAATTCAATTGGAAATTGATTCGCCAACGAGATGGACTGGTTAAACAGTCAAAAGACATTAAGTGGATTGAGTGGAATGAAGACAGTACCTTTAAAGAAAGTCACAGCACATATGGAGTTGGTCGTTCATTAATTATGTCGCCTTTTAACTCATTTTACACTTGGCAAACAACTGAACTAGTAGAAGTAATAGAGGATGATGGTCATTCATTTGTTAAATTTTCTACCAAAAATAGTGTTTACACATTGATTAAATTGACTTAAATCAATGTTAGGCTTACACTATGGTTTCACATATATTTAGGATATAAGAAAAATAAGTATTAACTTAAAACTATAAAAATATGAAAAAAGGAAGAGTAGTGTTTAGTCAGTCAACTGAGATTATAGGGGTTGTAAAAGAAGGAATTATAGTAGAAGGATACTTTGACGATGATGAAGATGGTGATGATGTGAAATTGTTAATTACGAAAGAACAGTATTTCACATTATTGAATGATTGGATGACTGAAAAACAAGACTATTGTGACAGATATGGTTACATGTGTGGACAAGGAGGTAACTTTATTGTATTTGGAGACTTTGATGAAGTGACAATGTTAGAAGAAGAAATGTTAGATGGACGAATGTGTGAGGTAGATGACATAGACATGGAACATGGTTAAGTGAACTGATTAGGATTACACTATTGAATTACATATATTTACTAGGTAAGAAAAATAAGTACTAACTTAAAACTTAAAAAAATGAGACCATTTAACATTAATGATAAGGTAAAAGTAATAAGTAACAGTAAATTGAAAGGTCATATTTGGGATTGTTGGAGGAATTATGAAGAAAATTTAGAAGTAGTAGACAATGAAAGAATGTATGTTGTAGCCTGGGACAGTAGATCAAAAATGGTACAATTTAACAGTGTTAAAGAATCAGATTTGACTTTAATATAGTATTAGGCTTACATGATTCAATTGCATATATTTAGGACATAAATAAATAATTTAAAACTTAAAACTATGGGAAAAGTAAACAACAAACAAACAGCTCCTGCGTCAGCGGTTGAAGCTAAGAAAAAAGGTCGTCCAGCAAATGCTAATAGTAAACGTCAGTTAATTTTGACAGCACGAGCATCAGCAAAAGCAGCGGGTACGTTTAAAAAAGGAAGACCAAGTGTTGCGGGTAGTAAACGTCAGTTAATTTTGACAGCACGAGCAGAAAAGATTGCCGCAGGAATTGAAGTTAAAAGGGGCAGACCAAAAGTAACAGTTGAGTCAATAGTAAATGACTTAGTGACGTTAGAAAGAGGTGAAGTAAAGCAATAATAATGTTAAGTAGTGGGGTGGTGGGCTGTTAGGCCTACTCCACTTTACTGCATATATTTACTTTAGTTAAAAAAATGTAAACCTAAAACTAAAACTATGAAAAAATTAAAAATTATTATAATAATTGTTGCAGTCATTGCACAAATGTTGTCACTTATTGGACTGATAATTGCAAAGGACAACAGTCAATTTATGTGTGCCATAACAACATTTTTAATGTTTGGAAGTGTAGGTGTAATTGGATTGATATGTACAACAAATAAACCAAACTGATTTGGTAAAAAGATAGTATATTTAATTATAAATTTAAAACCTATAAACATGAGCAAATTAACATTTTCAGACGGTGAAACTTTCGACTTAAGTGGAGAGTTAAGAGTAGAACTTAGGAGTGATGGATGGTATGTGTTGGGACAAGGTACAATGATGGCTGTTGACACTTTGCAAGAAGGATTGGAATGGATATCTCGTAAAAAAATCAACAGCATATTGTAAGGTTTTCACTTTAAAAGCCACACACATCGTTTTATCAAACGAAGTAACATTTTACCTATTAGGCTTATTAAACTTTCAATAGTATATTTAATCATAAATAAAAAATATGAAAACACTAGTTATTCACCCAGACGATAGAAGCACTGATTTCCTTAAGCCCATCTACGCAGGCATAAAAAATAAGACTGTGGTTAGGAAAAACGTTTCACAAGATAAACTCACATTGTTGATTCAGTCACATAGCACAATCATAATGTTAGGCCATGGAGCGTCAAGTGGCTTGTTTAACATATCACGCATCGGTAAGGGAATTATGGCTGTAGGCGACTCGATGGTAAAACATTTGCGAGGAAAACAGCTTATTGCAGTATGGTGCAACGCAGATAAATTCATCAAACATCATCAGTTAGACGCAATGTACAGTGGAATGTTTATCAGTGAGGTAAGTGAGGCAAAATACTGTGGTGTGGAAGGAAATCAGGCTCAAGTAAATGAGTCAAATAATACATTCGCTGTACTGTTGGGCAACATGTTAGGTAAGGTGCCTACAAATCTTAAGGAGGTTTACAGTATGGTAGGAGAATCTTATGAAGAATTAGGTGAAGTAAATCCAATAGCAAAGTACAATAGTGAAAGATGGTACTACAATGTCAAACAGAAAGACATTTTAACTGTTGACTCAGTTAAAGTATTGGCTGTTGGTAAAACTAAAAATAATTTGTTTACGCGTTTCATAAATTTTATTGATAAACTGTTGAACAAACAATGATTGCCATATGTTTGGCTGATGGGTTAAACAATCGTATATTTAATTAAACGTAAAAAACATATACCATGAAAAAATTAATAATAGTGTTGACAATAGTAATAGTAGCCTTAGTAGGTGAAGTAAAGTGCATTGTTAAAGCATTTAGCTGTAACTGGGAACCAGTAGGTAAAGCAGAAGCGGTGTACACAATAAGTTCATTGATTGGCTTAGGGTCAATAGTAGGATACTTTAACATTGAAGACAAGTAAAACAATTGATAAATGGAATGTAGTAAATGTGGCAGTGTACTTTCACCTAAGAGAACAAGTTTAGGCTACTTAGAATGTGTTGGCTGCAGCACAGTAGAAGTGTATGGCTGTGTCAACATAATTAATCATAAAACAGGCAACACGGTTCAAGCGTTGAGTAAAAGTCAGGCACAAGCAATAAACAAGGCCGGTGATCGTAAACGATTTGGAACGGTGCTACAAGGTGGAAGTAAAAACGACAGTTACAATCCTAAACACACGTTTTATAAAGTGTCTACTTCGCAGGTGGGATCAGAAGCCATGTTTGAGCAGGTAGGACAAAATATGATGTTGTTTCTTGAAACCAAGGGCATAAATTCAGCGGTTCGCAGGTATATTTAGTTGCGGACTTAGAAGCACGAACTTTCAAATTAGTAATAACTTAAATAAATAGCACAAATGTCAAATTTAGCACAAACACCGCAATTGAATATACCTGATGTTATAGGCAGTCCTATTCTTGCGAAAATTGAACACATAAACGACTTAAGTAAATCTAAATGGTATGAGGTTGTTTATTATGATGACGGCTGGTATTCATACGCAGGTAGTAAAACCTTTGAAGATGGTGAACAAGTCGTTGATTGGAAGTACTGTAAGGATTGCCTATAACAACAGTATATGTAAACAAACAATTAGCCAACAGTGTCATCAGTCAACGTCAGCTGTTTACTCTGGTGAACTTGATGAATGCACTAACCGCCGGGTGAAGTCTAACAGTGTAAAGGTGAAGTCTAACGGTGTAAAAGCTGACAGTGTAAAAGCTAACGTAAAGTAAAAATAGTGTGAAGTCTATAGGTGTAAAGTAAAAAATGATGTGTGTGTACGTACGTACGTGTAAATTAATGACGATAGGCCCATGTGCGTTGCTGTCCACACAAAGTATAGGTATATACGGTAGGGAAGTGCAGTTGATTTTTACATCGAATGTAAATTTTACAAACCAGACAAATATATATCTATATATTCACAAACAACCATTTTAACAACCATTTAGTAAAATTCAACTGCAACAATAAACACTTTTTTACACGTCGAAAAAATATATATTATAGTTTGGCTAAAGCAATATTTATTATTATATTATAACAAAAAAAATGAAAGAAATTATAACATTAATGTCAACAATGATATTATTTTACTTTATTATATCATTTACAGTAAGCAATTTTATTGTGTTAAACTGGCATTGGTCTGCTAGATTAATATTTGTCATGTTAGGCTTTTACACAATAAGTAAAACAATAAACGTCAAAAAGTAGAAACAACGCGGCCCCAAGTTTCTTGTTAGCTTTGCACAGCTGAAAGATTTTTAAGGACGCCAAAAGTAGAAAAACATCTCTGATTTTCTTGTTTCGTGCATAGAGAAGGATTTAAAAGAGGTTGAGATTGAACGACGTTTATCTTTTGTAGTTCAACAACAAACAGAAAAAGGTGCTAGTCAGATAGTAGATAGGTCCAACGCTCCATGCGTTGAAGCCAAAGAGGTTTATGGTTCTTGAGACAAAGACTACGTCACAGGTTCGAATCCTGTTCTGACTACAAATGGGGGCTGCCTGGTTTTGACAGGCAATCTAGTTCTTTGAAATGCAAGCCGTGTTAACATTGGAAACACGTTAATCACCTATGTACAGTTTAAACGACGAAAAGTCAACTTTCACTTATGAAGATGCTTTAGCATTTGTAAGTGCAGATTTAGCAGTAGCTGCTTAGTCTATTCCATATCACTCATGGACTTAAAAAGAAGTGAACAAAGCATAAAGTAGGCCTGACTTATGTGGCTGCACAGTTTTATCAATTTCTCTAAAGATGTTAAAAAAATTGATTATTTTGTTTGTTTAAAAAAACTAACTAAGCTTGTAAATGAATTTCTTTGATTAGTTGTTTGGACGAGGGTTCGATTCCCTCCAGCTCCACTAAAAAGATAGAGTGGCGAAAACGTGTAAATGATCATTTACCGAAGGAAAACGCAGAATGTTGTAAAACGTTCATGATGTCAACATCATATGTAGGTTCGATTCCTATCTCTATTACTAAAGTGTAGGTTCTTTGACATAAAAAACAAAATAAGCAATATGGAAACATTATCGTTTACTTTTGGAGTACTCTCAGTTATCATTGTTGCGTTTGTAACAATGTTGGTTTGTGGTATTGTAAAGGTAGTAAAACAGCAAAAACAAATAAAAGATTTACAAGACATGGATCGTAACTTAAGCGATCATTATGACAAACGTCTTGATGAATTAGAACGTCACGTAAGTAAAATAACAGATGACATCAATCAGAGAATTGATAAAGATAATGAGTATATCTATCGTCAGATAGATGAAACTCGATCATACATCGACTCTCGAATTGATAAACTGAATGAAGGTTGGAAAATGTCAACCAAACAATTAATTAAATCATAAATTTAACCCGTTAAAGAAACCTACACTTTTTTTTAAAGCAATTATGTTTTTTTAATTTTTTTATATATTTATAAATAAAACCCATGAGAAAATCACAGCTTAAAACCATCATAAACGAGTGCATTCAAGAAGTACTAACAGAAAAAAAGTTAATAAAAAAGAAAAAAGCAATTCAATTGATTAAAGAAATTGTTGAAGAAAATGATCTTGAATTAGAAGAAATATTTCAATTAGGCAAATCAGCAGAAGAAAAATATTACGAAGATGTAGAGCGTTTAACTGTACAATATAAAGAATTGTTCAATGATTTAAATAGTAAAGAACCATCTGATGACCAAGTAAAAAAAGCGTTAGAATATGCTGGAAAAGAAGATAAATACGCTGGAAATTTTGTAAAGCAAGGAGAAAGTAAAGTAATTGCATATGATTCTAAGTCTCGTAATAAAATAGTTAATTTTATTCAAAAGCAGATGGGTGGCACAGGTGGACAAGGAAGCTCAGTAATGGGAAGAGAATAATTAATTTATAATAGTAAAAATTAAAAGCCACTTTTTTAGTGGCTTTCTTTTTCTAAAATATACTTATTTAATTCATTTAACGAGTCAATTCCTTTTTCACTAATTTTATCTAAAACGTCATTTACATTAAACTGTGACTCAACTATTACTTTTAAAATTTCATTTACTTTTTCAAAAGTACACTTAAATGACTGTTGTGTTAATTGTACACTTAAATCTTCCTCACCAAACAAACCAACAAATTCTTTTACACTGTTTAAATTCCATATTTGTTCAATAATGTTAACTAGTTCAAATTTAATACCACATTTATTTATTAAACGTGTAAACTCATCAACAAACGATTTGTTAATAATTAAATAGTCTACTGTTAGTGAAAAATCTGCTGCTATAGTATTTTTTTCTAAAATGTCTATTTCTTCATCAGTCAAAAATTTACTTATGTTGTTTTTAACATTTGTCATTTCTTCTTCAGAATTAAATGAATTTACTTGAAAAACAATAAATGGATTTATGTTGTTTTCAATTTGTGTGTCAATCATATTTACTTTCATAATATTTTATTTATGTTTAAATATACATAGGTAAATTTTGAAAGCCTAACATTTAAATTTGTTTTTACCATATATTTATATTATATTACATTAATTAATAATTTAAAACAAAAAACAAACCATGAAAAAATTTCTAATTTTACTAACACTGATTACACTATCATCTTGCACATGTTCAACAGGTGACGCACAGTTAACAGTAGACTCAACTGTTGTTGCACCAGCAGTTTTAGACACATTGTTGACTGACACTTTAACAGTTAAATAACATTTAACACACAAACAACAATTGCTCTATATTTATAATATGGAGCAATTTTACTTGGTTTTAAAAAACGGCGTCTGCAATACATAAAAATATATAAGTATTAACAGGTAATTTTTTAAAACCAACTTTAAGCATTTTTAACAATGAACATAAATAGTATATTTGATTTGTTTAATTCTCAAGAATCATTAGACGATGACAATTCATTGTTGACTGATTTTTCTTCACATCCGTTGTTTTGGATTGGTGGGTTTAATAAAATTATCAACAACCATAAATTTTTTATACAGTACACTTCTAAAATGTTAAAAGACATTTCCCCTGAGTTAAATTTAGAGGAAATTGAAAAAAGTGGAGAAGAATTAATGTACAATAAAGCCTGGGATTATATAAAAAATGTAAATTTAAATAATTTATTTCACGTAGAATGTTTAAAAAATAAAACTACTAAAGAACTACATTTAAATTTAACTACTGCTATTTATTTTTATGAAAAGTTAGAAGAATATGAAAGGTGCGCCTTATTAAAAAATATTGAGTCTAAGGTTAAGGAATTTTTAATTTAAATTTGGCTTAAATTTATTTCTTATATATATTAATATTACGGGAAAAGAATAAACATAAATAACATAATATAAACTTAATAACATGAAATACAGAGAAGCAATATTGAAAAAGTTAGATGGATTAGAATCTAATTTAAGTAAACTAAATTTATTCCTAAATCGAGGAGATAGAGAAAATTGTAGAGAAATTACTAATTCTTTAAAAGAACAAATTGAACAAATCAAGGGCTACGTCGAAAGTGAAAACATAGACGGTCGTGAATTAAATAAAATATAATTCTAAAAATAAAAGTTATGAAACTTACTGCAGAAAAAATCCAAGAAAATTGGACTGACTTAGAAGAAATAATTAAATCTTACATCAGTGAACCACGCCGTTCTCAACTGTTGGATTTTTATTCTAAATACTCAGAACGTATTATGTTAATGCCGGCCGCACATAAAAAGGAATATCATAATGCTTTTCCAGGCGGCTATGTAGATCATGTTTTACGAGTTGTAGACTGCGCTATTAAATTAAACAGTATATGGATTGAAATTGGAGTAGACAATTCCACTTACACTCAAGAAGAACTAGTATTTTCAGCTTTAAATCATGATTTAGGCAAAATAGGAGATGAACATAATGAATCATATCTTCCCCAAGATGATCAATGGCGTAAAGATAAATTAGGAGAAGATTATAAATTCAACAATCGTCTAGAATTTATGTCTGTGCCAGATCGTAGTTTACACTTACTACTTTCTCATGGAATTCCAGTGTCTAAAAATGAATGGTTAACAATTAAATTACATGATGGTTTATATGATGACGCCAACAAACCATATTTAATGGCTTGGTCTCCAGAAACAAAACCACGCACTTCATTAATTTACATTGTACATCAAGCTGACTTAATGGCAGCTAGAATTGAGTGGGAAAAAGAATGGTTGCCTAAATTTAAGAATAACTTGTCTACTGCAAAAACAAACAGTACATTAACAAATAAACAACCAATTAAAAAGATTCCAATTAAAACCAAAGCTTTAAACAGTATTAAAAGTGAAGGTTTGAAAAATGTTATGGATGATTTTTTTAAAGATTAATTAATAAAAAATAAAAAATAAAGGTTGTGATGTTGTGTCACAACCTTTTCTAATTCTAAAAATCTATGGAAATAATAATATGTGTGTTAACATTAATAATAATTATCTTATTTTATGGTAGTTATAATTTATTAAAGAAAAATGAAAAATGTGAAGACATAATTAAATCATACGAAGCATATATGATTAATTTATCTAACAGTATTGATTTTGCTGATAAAAAATTAAAAGAAATTGATGCTAAAGGTAGTTTTGACAGTGATGATGAAGTAGGTTTTTTCTTTAAAAATTTAAAAACATTGCAAGAACAATTAAATGATTTTAAAATAAAATAAATATATGTCTAAAAATTACTTTACTCAAGATACAGAAAATGCTATTATATTATACAATTTATCTGTTGACCCTATTGAAAAAAGTAAAATATATGGTGATAAAATTCATTATGCTTTTTTTAAGTTAACGCAAAATATCATTCATACTTTTAAATTTTATTATACCGAAGTAGAAAACATTGAAGATTTACAACATGAAATTATAACATTCTTATTGTCTAAAATACATAAATTTGATTCTTCTCGTGGTTCTAAAGCATATTCATATTTTGGCACTATTGTAAAACGTTGGTTAATATTATACAATGAAAATAATTATAAAAAACGTGTTAAATCTATACCTATAGAAAATATACAAGAAGATAATAAACATTCATATATTATTGAGGAAAATAATTCACCTAGTGATAAATTATCTCATAATGATAAAATAGCTTTTTTTACTGATTTATATGTAGAATATTGCACTGTAAACATTTACACTTTATTTCCTAAAGAAATTGATGCTAAAATAGCAGATGCCATTCTGGAATTATTTAGAAAAAGGGAAAACTTACTTATTTTTAATAAAAAAGCATTATACATATATATACGAGAAATGATAGATGTAAAAACACCTAAAATTACTAAAACAGCTGATAGGTTATACATCATATTTAAAAAAGGTTACATATTTTACTTGGAAAATGGATATGTAAAATTCCAATAACATATTATATTTATAATAAATACATTATGGATAATTTAAATTCAGACATTTTTGGAGATAAAAAACTTAAAGATTTATTTCAAGAAATATACAATAATCAAAAGAAAAAAGAAAAACAAATATCTTCTTTAATTGATGAGTTAAAACCATTGGTTGAAGATATTGGTGATGCTACATTAGTTGTTCCTCTTATTAAAGAATATTTAGAAATAGGAGTAAAAAACGATGAACAATTAATCAAAATGGCTACAATTATTCAACGATGTTTAAGCAATAAAGAATCATCTACCAATGATTTAGGAATTTCAGAAGCAGAAAAAAACCAATTATTAGATGATATTAATAAATTAAACAATAAATCTGAAAAATAATGGGGGTTTTTGATAGTTCAAAAAATAACTTTAACATTAATACAGCTCAAAAGCTAGCTAATCTAATTACCCCGGTTAGAGTATTAAGTATAATTTTAGATGATTCTCATCTATTATTTGATTTTTATGGAGGATGGAATGCTTTAGGAGTTATACAATATGAAGTTATTGGTAGTGAAAATGTATTTTATAATTCTAAAGTAGAATCTAATAAAACTATCCCTATTGCTTTTCCTGCATCTCCAAATTTAAAAAATTATCCTTTAATAAATGAAATTGTTTACATACTTTCATTACCTTCTACTGAAATAGGAGTAAATAATAATTCTACTATTTCATATTATTTAAATTTAACATCTTTATGGAATCACCCACACCATAATGCTTACCCATCTGCAGCTAACGAATCTTCACAACAAAAAGATTACTTACAAACAACTGCAGGAAGTGCTGTTACTACAGTTAATGATCCAACTAAAATATTTTTAGGTAAAACCTTTATAGAACGTTCTAACATTCATCCTTTATTGCCTTTTGAAGGAGATCTTATTCAAGAAGGCAGATGGGGAAATTCAGTACGTTTTGGGAGTACAGTAGCTAATTCTACCATCGCAAATAACTGGTCAGAAATTGGAATAAATGGAGACCCAATTATTATATTTAGAAATGGACAGGGTAAACAAGCTGACGAAGGTTGGATACCTATTACAGAAGATATCAATAAAGATGATTCATCGATATATTTAACTAGTACTCAACAAATAAAATTAGAACCATCATCATTAAATTATGTTAGCTACTCTGGTTCATCATATGTAGAACCTATACTACCGTCATCATATGCTGCTCCCCAAATTATATTAAACTCAGGTAGATTAGTATTTAATTCTAAAAACGATCATATACTATTAAATTCTGCTAAATCTATCAATTTAAATTCATTAGAATCAATAAATATAGACACAAAAGAACTATTAATATCAGCAGATACAATAAGTTTAGGTCCAAAATATTTAGCTACAGAACCTTTATTACTTGGTAATACTACAGTTACCTTTTTAAAGAATTTAATTAAAGCAATAAACGATTTAGCTGTAGAATTAAAAGATATTAAAACAGAACCTGCTTATATGGGACCTAACGTTCTTCCACAATCATTAAGTGTACCTGGAGTTCGATTAAAAGCTACATCTTTAATAACAGCATTAGATTTATTAAATGTACAATTAACTAATTTAGATTTAACCTCAAAACGTAATTTCACTGTATAATGGCAATAATTAGTGAAGATCCAAAAAGTAAAGTAAAGGAGGGAAATGTACAATCTGCCTCAAATAAAGATATTGATTTAACAGTTAAATTAACAGTTGAAAATGGAGGATTAAATGATAATCCTTTACAAATAGATCATAATGGACAATCACTATTTGGAACAGACAGTTGGCCTATTAAAAAGGACAACGCTCATTATATAGAATATAATTTTTTTATAAAGTTTTTCCAAGCATATGGATATACATATACATCAAATGAGTTAAATAATGAAGAAAATAAGAAAGAAATCCACAATCAAATTATTAAAAGTTTTAATAATGGCTTAAAATTAACACAAGCTGATCCTAAAAATAATTCCTATAGCTCTACTATTATTATTGATGGTACTTCAAAAACAGCAAATATTAATTATCCAATATTAAAAGTAAAAAATTGGGTACCTATGACTGAGGAAATAATAAGAACATCTCAAAAATACCATAAATTAAAAAACCAAAATATCTTTACAGATGGACTTTTAGGCACTCAAACAATACAATTAACATATCCTAAAGGACCTACTTTTGAGCAACCATATTATTGTGTACCAGATGCATTAGTTTCAAAGTACGGAAGTAACACTAAGGTATGGCCTGATAAATGCTCTCAACCACACCATACAGCACTTTTAGGCATACCTACTAATTTAAATCCTTTTAAAGGATACTCAGGAGGTATATGGGGAAATAAAAGATTTGTAATAAATGTTGATAATAAAATATATCTACGGGAACAACTAAATCCAAATGATGGAGGTGAAATAGAAAATATACCTGGAGTAGTATTATATGATAAAGAAAAACATGGTGATTTAGTGTATGTATCTGATAATATAAAAAGTAAATGGAATTTATTAGGACAATCTAGTAATGTAAATGATATTAATGCCGCGACTCAAAATCAATCAACAGCGGCTAGAATACGCAGTTCAACATCAACAAATGTTATTAATTAATGCAAGGTCAAGAAAAAATCCCTAACTTAATAGCCAAAAAAGGTCAAGAATTAATAAAAAAATTAATTCCAACAGCTATGAAAATAGCATATGATACGGGCATCAAAAATATAGGAACCCCAGAATCACAAACTCCAGATGTTTGTCTTACTGCAACTGAGTTAGATAAAATTTTAACTTTAAGAAATAACATGTTAGACATATTAAATCCTACATCTAAAACTATTCAAATATTAAGTTTAACAACTACTTCTTTATCATTAATATCAAATTCTACATCTACTATTTTAGACACTTTGAAAACTGCCAAAAATACTACTACAGCAGCAATAACCTTAATTCCACCACCGGCTTCTCCACCAGGAGCTGTACTTGCTTTTTTATTAAACTCACAAACTTTTATAGAAACATTAAGTCCTAAATTAAGTAAAATTAATAATAACATAAGTAACATAGCTTTAGCATTAGATTTTACTAATATTATTTTATTTAAATTAATTGAATTGCTAAATTCAATAGATAAATATTTAATAAAATGTAAAATAACTCCTGAATCTTTAACACCAATGAATGATTATTTACAAACAGTAGAACAAAAATATAAAGATGTTAATAATGTTAATAATGTTAATAATGATGTTAATGAAGAAATATATAAAGGATTTACATTAGGTATAGTAGAAGAACAATACACACCAACAGTAAAAAGAATAAAAGGAGTAGCAAAAAATAAACAAGGTATTATATTATTACAAACACCTTTATCATTTACAACATCATCACAAGTACTAATCGAAGAACTTAAAATAATAATCAACTCAAAAAATTTAAAAGCATATTAATTCAATATTTATAATAAATGAAAACAGATATTTTTAAAAAAATAATAAAAGAAGCAGTAAAAGAAGCAATTCAAGAAGAATTAAAAAGTATTCTTTTAGAAGCTATTAAAGGAAATAAACAGTCTATTAATGAATCATATCAAGAAGATACGAGAACGTTAAACTTTAACACTAATGCAATTCAACATCAATCTAAACCTAATGTAAATACTAAACAAGCTTACATGGACATTTTAGGAGAAATGGCACAAGGCCCTAAGTCAGGATTTGACGGAGAATTTAAAGTTAATGGACCTGTAAACACAATGTCTGAAGGAAGTGCTTTACCTGAAGGACAATTAGGTTTAGATCAAATAATGAATTTAATTAAAAGATAATGGCAACTGCCCCAATACAAATTTTTCCAATAGACACACAACCTGGAACAGGTGTTGGAATTAACATACCTTTTAATAATGGCTCAGTATTTTTTTCAAATTATACTACTAAAGATGCTATAAGAAATAATTTATTAAATTTCTTTTTAACTAATTCTTCTGAAAGATACATGAATAATAATTTATTTCCTGATTTAAGACAATTTCTTTTTTCTCAAATATCATCTATAAACACAGAAGACATTAAATCTTACATTCAATCTTACATTCAATCATACTTTCCAAATCTTTCTATAGACACATTAGACATTAAACCATCATATGATAATAATGAAATAGATATTATATTAAGATATAGTATTAAAAATTTTAATATTAGTGACATAATCCAAATAAATTTTGCATAATGGCTTCCAATAAGAACATAAAATATATAAATAAAAACTTTGATGAGTTTAGAGGTAATCTTATAGATTATACTAAAACTTATTTTCCAACTACATACAACGACTTTAGTCCTACTTCCCCAGGTATGATGTTCATAGAGATGGCAGCATATGTAGGTGATGTATTATCATTTTATTTAGACAATCAAGTACAAGAGAACTACTTACAATTCGCTAGACAGTCAAATAACTTATTTGAATTAGCTTATATGTTTGGTTATAAACCAAATATGACAGGAATAGCCACTACATACATTGATTTTTACCAAAAAGTTCCATCAAAATTATCTGGCTCAACATATATACCTGATTTTGATTATACTTTACTTATTAATGCAAACTCTACAGTTTCACAAACAAACGGAGTTTTATTTTTAGTAAACGACCCAGTAGATTTTTCAGTTTCCGGCTCAGGAGATCCTACTGAAATCACAGTATATGAAATTTCAGGAGGAAATCCAACATATTACTTATTAAAAAAATCTCGTAAGGCTATTTCTTCTACTATTATTACACAAACATTTTCGTTTGGTTCACCAGTAAAATTTTCAACAGTAGAAATAAACGCTACAAATTTAATTAGTGTTTTAGACTGTGTAGATTCAGATGGAAATATATGGTATGAAGTAGATTATTTAGGCCAAGAAATGATTTATAATTCTATTAAAAATACAAATTTTAATGATCCTAACTTATCTCAATATAATAATGACGCTCCTTATTTATTAAAATTAAAAAAAGTACAAAGAAGATTCACTACTCGTCTTAAAAATTCAACTACTTTACAAATACAATTTGGTGCAGGAACAACATCAGATGTAGATGAAAATATAATTCCTAATCCAGATAATGTAGGTATTGGCTTACCTTTTGAACAAACTAAACTTACAACGGCATATTCCCCTACTAACTTCTTATTTACAGATACTTATGGGATTGCACCTTCAAATACTACTCTTACATTTAGGTATTTAACAGGAGGAGGAGTTAAAGCGAATGTAATAGCTAATTCTTTAACTAAATTAAATAGTACTCCTTTATTTTCAAATAATAATTTAAACCCAAATACAGCTAATGATATATTTGCTTCATTATCAGTTACAAACCCCCAAGCAGCTTCAGGAGGAGGAGATGGGGACTCAATAGAAGAAATAAGACAAAATTCATCTGCTAATTTTGCTAGTCAACTACGAACTGTGACACAAGATGATTATTTAGTAAGAGTGTTAAGCATGCCTGCTAAATATGGTAACATATCTAAAGCGTACATAGAACCAACAAAACTTCAAAATGTATCTATAGGTGAATCTGTAGGCATTTTAGATTTATATATACTATCATATAATATAAGTAAAAAATTAGACTATGCTTCTTTAGCTTTAAAACAAAATATTATTACTTATCTTTCACAATATCGAATGATAAACGATGCTGTTAATATTAAAGATGGATTTATTGTTAACATAGGAATTAATTTTGACATTATTATTCTTCCAAATTACAATAGTAATGAAATATTAACAAAGTGTATAAGTGCTTTACAAACATATTTTAAAATAGATAATTGGCAAATTAACCAGCCTATTATTTTAAGAGAATTATACATTCTTTTAGATAAAATAGAAGGAGTTCAAACTGTTAAAACAATAAATATATCAAATAAAGTAGGTGCAAATTTAGGTTATTCTGATTGGGCGTATGATATATCAGGTGCAACTAAAAACAACACCATTTATCCTTCATTAGATCCTATGATATTCGAAGTCAGATATCCAAACCAAGATATTAATGGTCGTTGTGTTAATTATTAAATATTAAATAAAAAAAATGGCTGTATATAAATTATTTCCAACACAAGACACAACTCTATATTCCATGTATCCAGAAATGAATACAGGATTAGATGAAATTTTAGAAGCATCTTTAGAAGTAGGAGCACTAGCAACACCTTCTCCTCAAGCAAGTCGTTTTCTAATTCAATTTTCATCTGATGAAATAGCAGATGTAATTGACAATAAAATATCTGGCTCACAATGGCAGTCTAATGTAAAATGTCTTACTGCAAATGTTACAGCTTTAAATTCAAATACTACAGTCGAAATATACCCAGTTTCTCAATCATGGAATATGGGCACAGGACGATTTGGAAATTTACCTGAAACACAAAATGGGGCAAGTTGGATTTGGAGAGATTATCAAGGAGGAACAGCATGGGCTATTAGTTCATTTGCTGTTGGCTCAACAGGTTCATATTCACCATCAGTAGAACCAGGAGGAGCTACTTGGTATGTGACTCAATCTTTAAGTGGTTCTCAATTATTCACTTATTATGGTGATAAAGACGTTAACATAAATGTTACTAACATTACCTCTAAATGGTACAGTAGTTCTATACCTAACAATGGATTCATTGTTAAACAACAAGATGAATTCATTAATGATGAAAATACACAACCAAAGTTAAAGTATTTTTCTATAGACACCCATACAATTTATCCACCATGTTTAGAATTTAAATGGGAAGACTACATTTGGAATACAGGTTCATCAACATTAAGTGTAATAGATACTTTACCACTTACAGCCGCATTACAAAATAATCCTGGTGTGTTTTATTTAGACAGCATTAATGAATTTAGAATGCATGTTAGACCTGAATATCCTACTAGAACATTCTCAACATCTTCAATATATGTTACAAATTATTATTTACCTGAAGATAATTCATGGTACGCAGTAAAAGATGTGTACACAAATGAATTTGTAGTAGATTTTGATGATGTTTACACTAAAATAAGCGCTGACGAAAAAAGTAGTTATTTTAAGATTTTTATGAATGGTTTAGAACCAGAACGTTATTATAAAATTATAATTAAAGTTATAATTGATGATAACACTATTATATTAGATGATAATTATAACTTTAAAATAATTAATGGGTAATGGAAGAAAAGTTAAATTTAAATAAAAAAACATTTTCCAAAAATCAGTATGAAAGAGTTATAGATACTTCTTTTTCTCAACTAATTAAATCAACACAAACATACGCTCCACCCTCACCTTCTGACATTTTAAATTCAAATGATGGTTTTTTCCAAACATATAATCAGATTTTCTTACAAATTCCAAAACATGGGGAAGAAAATTCACATGAATATCTTATAAAACAAAGTACAGAATATGTAGGTTCAAATGCTGTAAACAGTGACATTCAAGCATTAATTGAAGAAATTAATTTATTGCAACAACAAAATTTAGAAATTAATCAACAATTACTGAATTTTCAAATTTCTAGTTCATTATGATAGATAAAATAGTAAACATACAAAATTTAGACCCAAATAATTTTCAATTACAAAATTATTCTAATGCAGATGAATCTCTCATAACTAACTATACAGTAGACGTTATTTTTGACCATAATGAAGATTATTTAGAATATTTTATTTTAGATCCTAATAAAAACATTGTATATAGTAATGTAACAGGATATTTAAATTATACTGTTCAAGGTAATAATATAGTTATAGATCCCCAATTAGATTTAGAATTACAAGGGTTTGGAGAAGGAGAATACTATACTTTATATAATTTTTTAAAAAGAAAAATATCATCATCTCCAGATAAAGTTTTTTACATACAAGACATAAGTTCAGACAGAACAGAATTAAGATTAGGTACTACAGCTATTTCAAATACAGATGTAATTACATTAACTTCTCAATTTATATCTGAAATACACAGTTCACCAAATTCCTTTCAAGATTTTTATTTAAATTTTGGAGACAATAAATTAATTATAGCCAATAATGTACTTTTAGACGCTTCTGATTATCCAACTGTATTAATTAAATTATATGAACCTTTACCTAGTGAATTTACATATCAATCTAAATGTTGGATTGTAGAACAAATAGCAGAATCTCAAGCTTATCAAATTGCATTACAAACAATTTATTCTTATGAAGAACAATTAAAATACATTAGTGGCCCTAATTATAATCTAGACATTAAAGATCAAGTTAATAACACAACATCGTATGTTAATCAAAGTACATTACAACAAAATAGCTCAATAAATGGATCAGGAAGTTTATTGTCTCAAATTAACAGTTTATTAATTGAAAAAGGAATAGAAATAAATGTAGATTATAATGATTACTCCGAGTTTACTCATTTTTCATCCGCTCAAACACGATTAGAAAATTTTTACTATAAATTATCTTTAATAGAAGAATACACTTATAATAGTAATTTATCTAATACCTCACCAATAAATAACTATACATCAGGAAGTCAAATAATTTGGGACAATAAAATAAATGACATTATAACAAATTTTGATGGATATGAATACTACTTATACTTTTCATCAGAAAGTCATGCATGGCCCAAAACTAATTTAACTGCGCCTTATGTAAATTATAACACTACATCTTTAACATCTATAAATTGGTTTACAACACAATCAATTTCTGCTTCTTATTTTGATGACAATAACAATGATGCTTTAATAAATTCTATTCCAACATATTTAAGAGAAGATTCTTTAAATAAACCATACCATTTATTTGTTCAAATGGTAGGACAAAATTTTGACAATGTATGGATATATTTAAAAGACATTACTAATAAATTTAACGCAGATAATAGATTAAATTATGGCATTTCAAAAGATCTAGTAGCACAAGCTATAAGAGATTTAGGTGTAAAAATTTATCAAAATAATTTTTCATCAACAGACATATATTCATCACTATTAGGATTAACTCCATCAGGAAGTAACATAAATATACCTTACATAACAGGATCTTTACCAACTCCAACAGGATATGAATACATAAATACATTTGTTACATCTTCAGATTTAAACTCTTTAGAACCATTAGATGATGTAAATAAAGAAATTTACAAAAGAATATACCATAATTTACCTTTACTGTTAAAGAAAAAAGGCACACCTGAAGGATTAAGAGTACTTCTTAACATATACGGAGTTACAGATACTATTTTACGCATAAATGAATTTGGAGGAAAATCAACATCAACATCAAGTAATTGGGATAATTTTGTAGATCAGTTTAATTATGCTTTTCACACTGAAGGCAGTGGTTACATGTACACATATCTTACTAGTTCAATTTTAGGAGATCCAAATTCTATAGAATTTAGATTTAAAACAAATGGAATACCGGATGTTACTCCTTATTACCAAACCTTAGTGTACAATGATTTATACACTATAACATTAGAATACACTGGTTCAAGATATGCTAGTGGCTCTTACTCCGGTTCAATAGTTGATCCATATAATACTTACGGAACATTAAAATTTATAAATTTAGTAAATAATGAATCATCTAGTATTTACTTGCCTTTTTTTGACGAAGGATGGTGGTCAGTAATGTCAAAATATGATATAAGTGACGCAACTACATATAATAAATTATATGCTAAAAATAACATATATGATGGATATGATAGTAATAATATAGGATTCCAAGGTTCATCTAGTATACTTTATGATGAAGCATTAACTGGTTTAATATATCTTTCTTACACAAGTAGTAAAAGTATAGCTGGAAAAACATATTATCCTTTTTCAGGTTCATTCCAAGAGTTTAGAATGTACAGTAATTTTTTAAATGAAACGTCATTTAATGATTATGTAATGAATCCATATTCAATAGAAGGAAATGACTTAACAGGTGCAGAGTCTTCTTTTAACACTTTACTATTCAGGGCTCCATTAGGCACAATGTTAGACAATGATACTAGTTCATTGACTAGAGTTTCTATTCATCCTTCAATTAGTCAAATTCCATCTACCGCTTCTTTTTTAATAGGAAACAGCAATTATTTTTTGTCAGGTTCATTTACATTTGAACCTAACTATGAAATAATGTATCAAGATCAATTTCACTCAGGCATAAAAAATTCAGTTAGTGAAAAAATTAAAATAATAGATCATGTTTTACCCTCTGGAAACACATTATCTCACTATATATCAATTCAACAAAAATCATTTACAGAAGAAAATTTTACTAAAAACATAAATTATGTAGAAGTAGCTTTCTCACCCCAAGATGAAATTAACGATGATATTATATCTCAGCTTGGAAATTTCAACATAGGTAAGTATATTGGTGATCCAAGACAAGTATCTTCATCATTAAATTATTATCCTGATTTTAATAAAATAAGAGATGAATATTTTTCTAAGTACACCCATAGTTATAATTTATGGGATTATATAAGATTAATTAAATTTTATGATAATTCTTTATTTAAAATGATTAAAGATTTTACACCATCAAGAGCAGGATTAACAACAGGTATAGTTATCAAACAAACTTTATTAGAAAGAAATAAATATCCATTACCTCAAATGAACATAAATACAAATATTACATTTGTATGTAGTCCAACTTCAACAGAATTTAACATACCATATTAATGTCATTAAAAGATATAACCATAACAAGTTCAATATGTTCATACCCTACTTTATCATATGGTCAAAAAACATACATTCCATCAACTGACGAACAGTCTTTCCCAATAGAAACAATATTTGTAGGAACAGGTGGTTCATTACCTGATTTAAAAGGTAATATTTCTTCTTCTAATTTATTTGTAAACATAGTCCAATCATGGTCAGGTTCAGTTAACACACCCGTTGGTATAGTTGAATTTATTGACTCAACTCAAAATGAATTTATTAATGGACAATACAGTGGTTCTACCATGCTTATTTCTAATAGTAATTTATCAGAAAATAATCCATTTTTAGAACCATCTATAAATGCAAATAATTACACTCCAACATTTTATTTTGGCGACAGTGGTTCTTATGTAAATGCAATTCCATTAAATAATTTTTTAAATACATCTACTGTGCCAAATAGTGGAGAAATGTTTTTTTATTTTGAAGATGATGATAAAACCAATCCTTTTGTCCAAACTCCTCAAAGTTATGTTAAAATAGCTTTAATTGATGGAGACGGAGATAATAAAATCACAACTTTACGACAACTACAATACATTAGAATAAATTATTCTAATGGAATTAACATACAATATACTATAATAGATAGGACAGAATACAATACGTATTTTTTATTTAAACTAAATGCTTATACCTCTCCAAACAATTACACTGTAGAAAATCAATTAGATGGTAAAATATTAAATTATGCAATAAGTGCTTCTAATTCTTCTTCATTTACTGTGAGTGTAGATAGTTTAACAACAGCTAGTTTTACTACAATTACAACTAATCCATTAGGATATTTTAATTCCTCAACAGGTATATATACATTAAATAATACACCTAATAAAATACTACATTTCACAGCTAGTTTTACTACAGATAATCAAGGTAGTGTCGCGTTAACAAGGGATCCTTTAAACACAGGAATAGGCATTGCTGTAAAATCTTTTGGAGGATCAGGAAATTATGTTTTATCTGGTTCCTTTACTCCAATACAAAATGAAACATATGCTTTAATATTTGTTGGTGATGATACTAATCCTTATGATATTACAAATCTTCAATTTAAAGTAACTCAATCACAAGCTGTGCCTCAATCTGGTATATTAGAATTAGTTTACTTTTCACCTGATTTTTCTCAAGATTTTGAATACAATGATTATAATGCTTTATATGGTAACGCTTCAGGATTAGAATACAATCAAGATTTTATGAAAGTAGACTATGAAACAGGCATTATTCCTACTAATCAAACTCAAATAATATCAGGAACCGCAGAATACGCTCCTGTAAAAAAATACAATTATGCTTTAAGAGCCCAAATTTTACCAAGATATGAAGGTGTAAGAACAACTCAACAGTCAGAAAACATATGGACACAAGGAGACATAGGCTATTCTAATACTCCAACAGTTAAAAATTTACAAACATATTTTGCTTATTTTGACAAATTACAAGATACCACTCCTATATTAACTAATAAAATGGCTGCGCATATTAAATATTTAATAGACGAAGATGGAGAAGTAATAGTCCCTGCTGGTTTAACTAGTTCATATTACTACACATTAATAGATAATTTTGAATCAAATAAAAACAATAATATAATATTAAATTCATCATCTGGAGATGTAAGCATTTTTGGAATGAGAAGAACAATAAGATCAGGAGTGTATCCTAATCCAATAATAGCCTCCCAAACAGGCAGCGACTCAGTGAATTACAATATTCAACCAACTATGTCTTTTGGAACAAGTGGTTCTAACATTCCAGATTATAATAGTGTATATTTAGGAACAGCAAATCAGGTGTTAAATCCTTACCCATTTATTCAATCTCAATATGCTAGCAATACAGTATCATATATATTTAAAATAGCCAGTTCTGTGTATGCTAATAATACTTCATTTCAAACAGACTCAGGCGGATATCAATCTAGTTCAATTCAAGTAGATTTAAATTCAAACTTAACACAAATTGCTTTTCAATTTGATTTTACAGCATATTTTAAGAGTTTAGGCTCTTCTCCATTCAATCTTTATTATGGAACAAACTCAACATATAGAGGAATAACTCCATATTTATTAATGTCAATAGATGATGGAGCTACATATACACAAGTAGGTTCATTTTACACACAGTATCCTACAAATAATTCTGCTACTCAAAGCTTTACTTTTACCTCACCATATTTTACCCCACAAGATACATATAAATATCAAATATACTTAGAATTTGGATATGGTAATTATAACTTTGAAATAGCTTCATCAACAATAAGAGTTTTACAAAATCCAGCTACTTCAATATTAGAAGTATTCTCAAGCCCATATTTTTTTACAACTGGCTCTGTTCCTGGTCGTGATAGAGTATTAACCGGCTCATTTATGATGTCACAATTATACAATCCAATTAATCCTTTCACCCAACAAAATGACGTTGGAGACTTTTTAAACTCAGGTTACTCTAAATTTTTACCTTTTTCAATTCAACCAGGAGATGAAATAAGATTTGAAGGGGATGAAAATCAAGTATTTGGCATAATTTCTACAACATATACTGATTATACCTTGCCTGTTCCAATGTCTATGAGTATATTGTTAAATAACCCCATACCAGCAACAACAGACATAAATTCATTTTTGATAAGAAGAAATACTTTAAATTCATCATTTATGATTGTAGATTCAGATTTATTAACATATAACGGCAGTGATGGATTTATAGTACCAGAATTTTCTACTCCAATGTTAAAAGATAATTTTAATAAAAACATACTTAAATTAAAAGATAAAGGACTGATACCTTAACAAAAAACATAATACATTAATATTTATAATAAAAAATGGGCTATTTAAATAATTCGGTCATTACCGTAGACGCAATATTAACAACCAAAGGAAGACAATTATTAGCACAAAATAATGGATCTTTTAAAATAACTCAATTTGCATTAGCAGATGATGAGATAAACTACACATTATACAACCCAACACACCCTTCAGGCTCATCATATTATGGTGAAGCAATTGTAAATATGCCATTATTAGAAGCATTTCCTTTAGAAACTCAAATAATGAAGTATAAATTAGTTACACTGCCTAGAGGAACAGCAAAATTACCTATCTTAGACTTAGGAACATCAGCAATTGTGCTTAAACAAGGAGCGTCATTAGCTCTTACCCCACAAACTTTAAATTATTTTGGTGGAAACACTTATGAAACATCTGGTTACACAGTAACAGTGTCAGACATACGCTTATTTAGTAATTTTGATGGAGTAGGTGTTAACACACCAGCCGCACAAGCTTTAAACACTACAACTACATTAGGAACTAATGTTTCTAAAACAGTAGTAGGCACTACAATTAGCATGAGAGCAACTACTGTAAACACATTATTTGGTTCTAATACATCTTTACAAGCTACATTAACTGTTGAAGGTAGAGACAGCGGAGCAAGATTAACAATTCCAATAACAATAAATAAAATATCATAAAAATATGTCATTTAACAGAATATCACAAGAAGATTTTGTAATAAGTTCAGACTCAGTCACTGCCACATTATGGTCTGAAGGAGTAGTAGGACTGTCTAGTTTTTACACTTCATCTATACAAGAAATATCATCAGCTGGACTTTTTTATTTAAACGTTTACAACAGTGATCTTTCAGCAATTCAATTTGCTGTAGCTTATGGTAATAAAAACGGCAGTGGAAGCGCATATTATAATGATGTTGTGCCATATGTTTCACCAACTAAATCAACATATGCTCAATATCAAAATTTAATAATAGGAGACGAAAATACAGATTTCACATTTGGAACAATTACATCATCTGAATTTTGGGTTTTATCAATGGACAGAACTAGATATAAAGAATCACTATTTCCTGGTTCGTTATCATTAGTTTTAAGTGGAAGTAGTGGACAGCTTACTTTAACAGATAATAGTTTAATAGCCCCAACTATTGTTTTTAATGACGCAGGAAGAGTTTACCAAATTGTTAGTGGTTCTCAAGGAACAGTATACACTGGAGTGAATGCAGATGGATATAGTTTATCATCTGGTTCTTATGGGTGGTTTTTACCTGACATTGGAACAATATTGTTAAATCCACAAGCTATTTCTCAATCTATATCTTTAAATTCTAGTCAGTCTAATGACAGTGATGGATATAACAATAGAAAACTCTTTAATGCTATCAGCGGAGGAGCAAGTTTTTTCTTAAACAGCCAAGAAACAATTTCATCAGATTATATATTTATTAGAGCTAGAAATGCTGAATTTAATTATTCTGAAAATCCAAGTTACATATCTGGAAGTACAGGAGAAGTATTGTACAATTCGTTTATAAACAATCCCCAAACATATATTACTACAATAGGAATGTACAATGATAATAATGAATTATTAGCAGTAGCTAAACTTTCAAGACCATTATTAAAAGATTTTACAAAAGAAGCACTTGTAAGGGTTAAGCTCGACTTTTGATCTAAATAGCGTTTCTTTACATAGTATATAAAAAATAAATGAGTGCATATAAACAGTTTCTAGCATCAGATATAATTAATACTCCCTTAGAAGTAAATAAAGAATTTATATTTTATGGAGTAAACGAATTTACAGGTTCTAATGTTGGCATTGAAAGACTTTTAGGAAAAAATATTACAGATTCTTTATTTAATCCATCATCAGACTTAACAACAGGAGCAATAACGCCTCAATATCAAAGACTAATTTACAACTCAGTAAAAGAACTTTACTACTCAAATTACTTAAGTTCAAGCTACAGTGATTTAGCAAGTAGACCAATTTTAATTCCAGGTAGAGATGTTGAAGGAGATAGATTAGTAGGTTCATCTAGTAGTACAGCATACGACAATTACTTACAAACTACATTATCTTATCCTAGATTTTGGCCTACATCTTCAGACAGTATAATAGGAGTTGTATCTATTCCTACTCGTTTATTTGGTGATTACATAAGACCTAATACTTTTACACTTACAACAGACAGTGGAAGTTTAACAGATGATGGAGAGGGAAACATATTATTAAATTCAAATATAGTAGGAAATATATTTTACCCTCACGGTATTATAATAATTACAGGAAATGCTAATGCATATAATGTTAATTCAATTTATGGAACAGCAGTGTATGGAGCGTCAACATATGGTGGCAATGCAACTTTTGCTGATGAAATAATAAATTTTATTACTTCTTCAAATGTAACTTGTTCTTTTTCAAGCACATATGTTATACATGAAACACAGTATAAATGTACAATTAGAGAAAATGAATACAATCTTTCTTTAAACCCAAGCACAATATCAGGAAGTACAGATGGCACTCCTTATGGATTTATAACTGAATCTTACTTTTCGCCTTATGTTACAACAATAGGTTTATATGATGAAGCACAAAACTTACTAGCAGTAGGTAAATTAGCTCAACCTTTACCTTCATCACCAACAACAGACACAACTATATTGATAAATTTAGACAGGTAATGAAAAATTCAGAATAAAAACAACTTATTAAAGAAGAAATTTTAAATGAAATAAGAAAATCATTTATGAATTATTTAAAAGAAAAACTACCAAACACACCAGAATATGTAGTTCAAGATTGGTTTTACAAGAGTAATAAAGGATCAACACAAAAAGATATTGATGAATTAATTAATAAATATAAAGATGTTAAATGGGAATTGAAAAAAAATTTTAAAATAAATTATAAAATGTTTAATAATGAAACTCAAAAGCGACTTAAAGAAAGGGAGGGTGGTAAAGAAAAGAAGGGTTTAGAAGGCGATTTAGAAAGACATCAAACTCAAGCATACTTAATAAAAACAGATGGAAATAAAGTAACCACACCCACAGAACCGATAATAATATTAGATCTAAATGGTAAATATGAATTAGTAGAAGGTTGGCATAGAACAATTCAAATATTTAAATTATTACCAAAAGGTTTTGAATATCCTAATGTTTGGATTGGAAAAGCGACTGATGGAACAGATATATCAATTTATGTATAACATAAAAAACTTAAAAATAAAATGAATCATTGGTTATACAAAAATAAAATTATAAATAAAATAGAAGATTTTATATAGAAAACTTCTTCTTAACATATTTATAATAAAATAATAGATATGTGGGAATATAAAGAAGAATTTAATGAATCTGAATATTTTGGTTTTGTTTATAAAATTGAAAATTTAATTAATAATATGTTTTATTTTGGAAAAAAACAATTTTCCTTTAGAAAAAAACATAAATTAAAATCTAGAAAAAATTCAATAATAAAAACAGTAAAATCTGATTGGGAAAATTACTGGGGTAGTTCTAAAATATTATTAGAAGATATTCAAAAATATGGTAAAGAAAATTTTAAAAGAACCATAATTCAATTATGCAAAACAAAATCAGAACAAACATATTATGAAAACTACTTTATTTATGAAAACCATAATTTACTAAACCCACTATGTTATAATAAACATATAGGGCATGTTTATGCTAAAAATATCTTAAATGAAAAAATTTTAATTAATGAAAAAATAAAAATTAGAGAAATAGATGATGAAGTTATTTTAAAAGATTATAATAATGGATTTAATTTAGACCAATTATGTTCAAAATATAAAATAGGTTATGAAATTTTAAATGAAATAATCCCTAAAGAAATAAGAGGTTCTAATAAATTAAAAGGAAAAAGATGGAATAAAGACATTTTAGATATTATAAAAAAACTTTTTGAAGAAAATATATCTCACCAAAAAATAGGAGAACAAGTAGGATTAGATCATGCTACTGTAAAATACATCCTAAATAAAAAATTAAAAATAGATACATCTATTAGAGATTTAAGAACAAAAAGACCTAAAGGTCTAACCTCTAAATCTATATTACTAAAAGAAACCAACCAAATATTTAAAAGAGGAATTCAAGAAGCTCATGAAATCTTAAAAATCTCAAAATATATAATAAATAATTCTTTAAAAAATAACATTACGTGTAACGGATACACTTTTATATATTGTTAAAGACTTCATAGTTTAAGTTAGGCTTCGTTAATTCATTTATGTATATTAATGCTAATAAGTTATGGATAACAATGCTTTAATATACTTAATAGATTCTATTTTAGGCAAAGGAAAATCAACATCTAAAGGAAACAGAGCATATTATTGTCCTGAATGTAAACATCAAAAACAAAAACTAGAAGTAAACGTAGAAGAATCATCGGTGCATTTTCAATCATACAATTGTTGGACGTGTGGATTTAAAGGCAAAAAGCTAACTACTCTATTTAAGAAAATAGAAGCAGATCCAGATAAAGTAAGTGAATTAAGATTTTTAATTAAATCATCTCCAAAAGAACATAGTAGAGTTGAAGTAACATGTAAAAAAGCAGAACTGCCTAAAGAATTCATTTCACTTATTAAACCACCAAATAGTTTAACTGCTAAACATGCTTTACATTATTTAAAAGCAAGGAACATTTTAAAAGAAGACATCATAAAGTACAACATAGGATACTGTGAATTTGGCAACTACTCAAACATGATTATTTTACCTTCATATAATTCAGAAGGTACACTTAACTATTTTACAGCACGTAATTTCAATAAAAATTCAACAATAAAGTATAAAAATCCAGACGTGTCAAGAGACATAATTGGGCTTGAATTATTCATTAATTGGAACGTTCCTATCACTTTATGTGAAGGAATATTTGATGCCATAGCTATTAAACGAAATGCTATACCGTTATTAGGAAAGACAATACAAAAAAGTTTAATGAAAAAAATAATTAATTCCACAGTAGAAAAAATATACATAGCCTTAGATAAAGACGCAATTAAACAAGCGTTAAATTTTTGTGAATCATTAATAAACGAAGGTAAAGAGGTTTATTTAGTTGATTTAAAAGATAAAGACCCCAGCGACATGGGATTTGAAAAATTTACTAATTTAATTCAAAATACTTTACCTTTAACCTTTTCAAATTTACTAGAAAAAAAATTACAATTATGATAGAAAAAAATGTAAACGTTAACAAAAAAAGTGTTAAGAGATTGTTAGAAATTGATGATACTTCTAAAAGAGTAACAATAATGGACAACAGATACTACACCAGAAATGGAAATCTTTATCCATCAGTTACAAGTATATTGCAATTTATGCCTAAAAATAAATTTTTTGAAACGTGGTTAAAAGACGTAGGACATAATGCTGATGTAATAATGAGAAAAGCAGCAGATGAAGGCACACAAGTACATGATGCCATTGAAAAGTATCTTTTAGGAGAAAAATTAGCGTTAATTGATGAAAAAGGATTTTCAATATACTCTTTATTTGTGTGGCAGATGATTTTAAAATTTCATGACTTTTGGTTAACATATAAACCTACACTGGTAGAAAGTGAAGCCCATCTATTTTCAGACAAATATCTATTTGCAGGCACATGTGACTTAGTAGTAGAAATCAATGGTGTAAAATGGTTATTAGACATTAAAACGTCAAACTCCTTACACACCAGCCATGATTTACAATTGTCAGCATATGCTCAAGCGTGGAATGAGTTGTATGAAGAAAAAATTGAGCGTGTAGGCATTATATGGTTAAAGTCTGCTAAACAAAAACCTGATAAAAAAGGCGACAACATGCAGGGCAAAGGATGGGAAATACATGAACCATCACGTACTATTGATGAAAACTTTAAATTATTTGGATATATACATGAATTGTACAAACTTGAACATCCTAATCCAAAATCAACGTCTAATGATTTCCCTACAGAAATCCAAATCAGTCCAACTGTTTAACATATTTATGATAAAGACAATTAATGATTTCATTAGTACAACTTTTACGGGAAATTTTTATTTTTGAAGGTGGAAATGTATTTAAAAATACGGAATATGACACTCAAGATATATTATTAGCAAACATTGAATCTACAATTAAAAAATTTGTAGAAGATTTAGCCAAATTATTTCCAAATAAAAGATCTACATTTTCTGAATTAATAAGTAAAAGTAATTGGTTAGGTTCAACTGGAAATAAACCACAATCTGGAGATGTAGATGTAGCTTATTCATCTGAACATTTCTTTAAAAATGGACAAGCCGATGTTGAGGGATGGGGAATAAATAGAAATGAATATACCCAATTATACGAAAAAAGTAAAAAGGCAGCTAGATCAGCAACAGACGATCAAATACAATTAAAGACATTAATCCAATTAATTGTTAAAAAAATTAATGATAATGGAGGAGATTTATATGCTAGCGATAAAGCATCAGGAGCAGGTTCTATACATTTTTCATATCCCCAATATACTACATCAGGAGAAAAATTAAATTCTAGATCTCAATTAGACATAGATATTGGAGATATGGACTGGTTAAAATTCAGATATAATTCTGAATTACCAAAAGATGATCCAAATATTAAAGGTTTACATAGGGGACAATTAATGTTAGCTATGTTTGCCGCTTTAGGATATACGTTTAAAAGTGGTAGAGGATTTATTCGTAAAGAAACAGGTGAAACTATTGCTGATAAACCTAAAGAAGCATTAGAAGTATTTAATCAAGAATATAAACCTCAACAACTATTAACTATGGACATAATTAATAATTATTCTGAATTAATGAGTTATATTAAAACTAATTTAAAATCTGAAGACCAAACTAAAACATTAGATATGTTTAGAGAAGCTTTAAGAAGAGCTGGAGCATATATTCCTGATAATATTTAATTACTATGAGTGGAGCAGCAGGTGGAGTCACCATTAATAAAGAAGATTTAAAAGCCACAATTCGTGACTATAGAGATAATATCTTAAAACCTTTAGGTTTAGATACATCATATACTATAACTGGAGTTCGCTCTAGACCTGAAAAAGATATATTTGGAGACATAGACATAGTTGTGTCATTTCCTGAAGGTGATAAAAAAGAACTTAAGCAACAACTTGCTAGTTTTTTAACACAAAATGATAAAATACCAATTATTCCGTCTAAAAACAAAAAATACTTTATACATGGAAATATTGTTTCTACATTATATCCTATAGCAAATAAAGAAAAAGAATATGTTCAAATAGACAACATAGTAACAGTTACTAAAGAAGAAGGTAAATTTACCTTTCAAATGTTAGATCTACCCGCTCAAGAACAAACATTAGCTATAGGTTTAGCTAAAACAATATTTACTGAATTAGATGAAAAACAAATAGAAAATTTATTTAATGAATTAAACATTACAAATCCTGAAAAACCAGGTGAAGGTGAAGAATATGATTTTAACTTAAATCCATCAGAATTAACTTTAAGAATTGTTCCTATAGGTAAAAATGATGGTAAACAAATATGGAAGTCAAATACATTTGAAGATGTTAAAAAAATGTTATTAACATTAGATATTGATATTAAAAATGATAAATTTGAAACAATAATTCAAAAAATTAAAGGTTTTAAAAATAGAAGATCAATAGATAGACTTAAAGGAATGTATGCTAAAAACATTAGAGTAGGAGATGCTGAAGCAAAAAAAGATAAAGGCATTAAAAAACAACAATCATTAGACACAGTAGCTGCTTTACAAGAAAAATATAGCGCATTGGTAATGGAACTAATAAATCCATTTCTTTTAGAAGATAAATCTGAAAAAATAATAGCTGTATTTCCAGGAAAGTTTAAACCACCTCATAAAGATCATATAGCTAGAATTAAAGCAGCTGCTAATGACGCTGATGAGGTAATTGTGTTAATATCACCAAAAACAGAACCAGGTGGTGAACCTAAGACCAAAAAAGAAAAAGAAAAACTTACAACTCGATTAAAAGATGAAATGCCTATAACATCTGATCAAAGTTTAGCTATTTTTAAAGCAGCTAATCTTCCATCAAATGTAAAGGTTATGAAATCAAATGATCCATCTTTACCTGTTCCATCCCAAAGCCCTGTAACAGCAGCACACGAAATCTTTAGAGCTAATCCAGAACAGCGATATATAGCAGTATTTGGTAAAGAGGAGGATCTAGGTAGATTTGGTAAAGTACCACAAAATACAACTATTAAAAACTACGACAACTCAGCTGGAAATTTAAGTGCTACTAATTTAAGAATAGCTTTGAATAACAGCAAAGATATAACTTCATTTTTACCTAATGGGATGTCATCTGAAAAATATAAACAGACATTGGAACTTCCATTAAATGAATTAAATAATAATGAAATTAAATATTGGGCTTTACACGCCGATCTTTACAAAGCTATAAAAGATAATCCAGATAAAGAATATGAAATTTTAAAAAAGGAATTAACAGGAGAAAGACTTGAAGCCTTAAATTATTTTTATCTATTTCTTTCTAAAGAAGCACCTAAGAAGATTAATGAATCATTAAATGTCTTTAATAATTTTAAAACACATTTGGCATCTTTAACTAAATATATGGTTGATCAAGGTATGAACATTAAACCATACCCTACATTAAAAATCATAAACAACGATTTTAAAAACGCTAAAAACATATTAGGCAAAACAGCATATTATGATCCATCTAACTGTTCAATCACTTTATACACGTTAAATAGACATCCAAAAGACATATTGCGTTCATATGCTCATGAAATGATTCACCGCATACAAGATAATGAAGGTAGATTAAATAATATTAATACTACTAATACTAATGAAGATGGAAATTTAAAAGAATTAGAAGAAGAAGCATATAAATTAGGTAATATAACTCTTAGAAATTGGGAAGACACTATCAAAACTCCATTAAATGAATGGGTTGCAAATATTTTAAAATATAATTACACTCCAAAGCTTTCAAATAAAATTTTTTCTCAACTTTATGAATTAAAAGTAAATGAAATAGCTCTTAATTCAAACAATGCTGTTGAAATATATGGAAGTTTAACCAATGGAGATTTTACTGTAGGAGAACATGATTATAATTACAGAATAATAAAATTAGATAAAAATCCATACAACAGTAACTTATTTTACAACATTGATTTTCATGAAATAGGAAATAAAAATCCTAATCCTTCTTCACCAACAGGAAATGCTAAGGAAAACTACATAAAAATACTATCAACTATGTATAAAATTATATTAGACTTTACTAAAGAAGAAAAACCAGAATATATAGGAATATCAAGTTTAGACGAAAGTGGATATGGAAATATTTACAATAACTTAACTAAAACAAATAAAATTCCAGACTACTCCAGAAAAGATGCAGGTTTACAATTTAAAGATAAAGATGGAAAAACTGGAAAGTTTATAATATTAAAAAGAAATAAAATGTAAACATTTAAAATTATGAAATATAAATATAAATTAGTAGAAAATGAAGATGAAGTATCATCTCATGGTAAAAATATAGACTTACCAAAAAATATTATAGTAACATCTGATGATATAAATAAAGTTATTAGTGCTTTAGAAAATCCAAATAAAGAAAATTTTAAAGGAATACATATGGTGTATTCTAAAGACATTAAAGACATTAAATTAAATGTATATGGAGATAAAAATATTATGCCTAAAATAAAAATTAACCAAGAATTAAAAAAACAACAAATAGAAACATATGGTAAATTATTTTATCAATACATTGAAGATTTTTTAAACAATAAGGGAGAAGTTGTAAAATTCGATAGAATACTTAATAAAAAAACTGATAAAATAGGAAAAGGTGATGGATTTTTATTAGAACTACCACTTCAAACAGCTAGTAACAATAAAATTATTGATAAATACATGGAATTAGATAAAAAAGACAATCAAGTAAAAACAGGTTTAAAATGGGAACAAGATGGTAATAAATTAATATTTCCAAATAATAAAAATTTACCAAAAAATATTACCACTAAAATAATTAAAGCGGCATTAGGTAATAATATTGAATATAAATTAGGTGAAGAAGATGAAAATGAGAAAAAAAATGAAAATTTACTAAAAAGTATAATCAAAGAACAATTAAAAAAATTAATAAACAAAAAATAAGTTATGTCAGAACACACTTTAAAAAAACCATTTGAACAAAAAGATATTCAACGTCTTCGTAATTTAGTGCAGGGTAAACATGGAGAAAAAACAATCACAGGAATTGGTTATGAAAAAAAACAAGAATTTCATAATGAAGGTGACATATGGGAAGTAGATGGAAGACAATGGACTATTAAAAACGGCATTAAACAAAATATTACTAAGTTAGATAAAGCAAAAAAATCAATAATTTTACCATTATTTTGCCCGTGTTGTACTAATTTAATGAAAAATAGATACGATAAACAATTCTACATTCAATACAACAGATGTTTTAATTGTCAAATAGATTTTGAATCTAACATTCGTAAATTAGGTTTGTGGGAAGAATATGAAAAAAACATCATTAATTCAGACATAGAACATACCATTAAAGACTATACTGAATGGATGGACGAAATCATAAACAACGACACAAACGATTCATTCGTCACAGAAGCTGGAGACATCGAAAACTGGGTTGGATCTTCTAAAAAAAAGTTATTAGAAAATAAAGAAGAGACAATAAAATATTTACAAAATTTAAAAAAAACATCAAACTTAACATAGTTCCCAATATTTATAATAAAAACATAATATAATGAGCAAACAATTCGAAAATATGCAAAAATTAGCTTTTGGTAAAAAGCTTCTAAATGAATCTACTGAAAAAATGACTAGAAAAACATTTAAAAATCAAATCCGTGAAATGGTTTTGAATGAAATGAATGAGGCTAAAAAGAAAAAAGAAGATGTAGCTCCTCAAGAAGACGTAGACATTAATGCTGAAATACCAGCAGATGTACCCACTGACACTATGGCACCAGAAGTTAGCAGCGCAGCTGACATTAATCCAACAGTAAAATCAATTCAAGATTCATTGCAAAAAGCATTTGCAAGTGCTAAAGAATTAGGTGACGCTAAATTAGTAACTCAAATTGGAAACACAATTACAATGCTTGTGAGAGATCAAGTATTAGGTAATACACAACAATAAACAATTAACAATAAATAATAACCAAAAACCAAAACAAAATGACAAAAGAACTATTTGAACAAATTAGTGGGTTGTATGAAACAGCAAAACTAAACCATGAAGAAACAAGTAAAGCAGCAAAAGGTAGAGCTCGCAAGGCATTATCAGAAATGAAAAAAACTATCGCTGCCTACAATAAAGCATCAGTTGCTGAAGCAAAAGCAAAGTAAAACATGATAAACGAAGAACAAAAATTACGAATTAAAGAAATGATTAAAACTAGTCTAATTAAAGGACCAGTTGAGGAAATTAATTCAATAGAATATGTTCAAAATCGTAAATCAATTAATGAAAAAAATCCTATGAACGCGGTTAGAATGGACATTCCATTACTAACTCGCGTCATGGAATTAAATAAAAAAGACAAAGAAAATCAAGTTAATGAATTAGTTAAAAAGGTAATGACAAAATTAAAAGTCTAATAATGACTAAAGACGAGTTCAAAGATAAAATTAAAGCATTAGTTAAACAAGTGTATGCTAAGACTAAAAATCCACTTAAAACAATAGATCTAGACAATTTATCTGTTGTATCTTTAGACAACGCTAGATTTCCTGTGTTAGTAAAATTTCCTACATTAAACGAAGTTATCATTAAGTTGTTAACAGAACAGTATGATTTATTTATTAAAGACATTGAGTGGGTAGCTCCACGTCCTACTACATTTCGTATTATATTAGCAAACGATCAAGTATTTTACTTGATTTTCACTGATAGAACATGGATTGGTAAAGTAGAAGGCAAAAAATACTACTTACTTAACTTAAGTGAAGAGCAAAATTGCATTGAAGCAATAGCTCGAATTTTAGCTTATGGAGCTAAAGTGGTAGCAGATGTTCCAACAGAAGCACCTGTACCTGAAACCGCACCTGAAGAACCTGCTCCTGAAGAACCAACAGCAGAAACACCTCCAACAGAAGAAACCGTTCCACCTCAAGCATAATAGAATATGGCGAACGAACTAAAAACATATGGTGATTTAAAAAAACTAATACAAGGTATTAGTAGACAACAAAAAGGTGAAAAAATTCTATCTAAAATAAAAGCTGCCCTAACAAAAATGGAAATAAAATAATGGACATATTAGACATATTTTTAAATAAATACTCATATAAATTTCCAAAAGGATATCCTGACATGAATAATGAACAGGATGTTTTAATAATGGAAGGAATATTGAGTGAATTAGACATAAATGAGGAAGAAGATAAAGATCTAACATTTGAACAATGTAAGGTTATTTTACTAAATGATGTTAAATTAAAAAAGGACATTATAGATGAAATTGAAACAATTTACAATAATCATCCAAACAATCAAAAAGATTTTTTAGATAATTTCCAAAAACACTCAATTAATGATTTAGATTCTATATTAGATATATATAAAGATTACATAAGTATTAAAGGAACAGGATTAGGACGAGGTGAAGTTTTTGTTTTATTAAGTGTAAAGGATAGTGTATCTGGAGGTAAAAATGAAAAAGATATCAAAATAAAAGAAAAAACATATGATGTTAAAGAATTGTCAGGTAATGAATTTAGACCTGCATCTAGTGGATACATAACAAATTCAACATTTCAAAAATATTATGTATATCTAATGTCTCTCCTCTCAGTGATAAATAAGGATAATAATAAAGCAGAACAAATAGATGAGAAAAAAACGACAAAAACTAAAAAAGAAAACATACAAGATTTAGTTAGTGATTTGATTATTTACTATGATAATAAGTATAAATCTGGTAATATAAGTGAAGGTATTTTAAATAAAATTCGCTTATTACTTCCTGAAATAAAATTATATACTAAAACTGAAGGAGATATTGAAGAAAAACCATACATTAAAATTGGAGATAAAAAATACGAAATAGAGGATATTGTTTTAAATACTGATGGTAAACCTGAATCAGTTAAATTAGGTTTAGCAGTAGAAGAACAAAAATCATTAATTACAAAATTACTAAAACATCCTTGGGTTAAAAATCCTAAAGAATTAGATGATAACCTTAATACAGTATGGTTAGATTATCTAAAAACAGTTAACGGTTTAATTATATATGATAATAATAAATTTGATTTCTATGATGATAAAAAATCAGAAAAAGAATTTTACCCATATAGAGTAGCTCAAAATCAAATAATTCTTATTAAAAAAGACGCACCACATCCTTCTGATGAAGAAACAGAGGCACAATAATATTTATAACCATGAATCGCATTAAACAACTCATAAAAGAAGTACTATCAACACCACCTAAAAAAGACTCGTGTAACTGCGGATGTCATACTTGTGAAAATGTTGGCAATAAAGGACCAATAATCAACGAGAATTTAAATGCCCACATAGTAATGTCGGATAATATGAAACACCACATTACCAATAAATTATCGCTTATTGAAAGCCACCTTCCATATGGAACAGAAGCCTTTTTAAATTTATGGGCTGAAGCACGTTATTTATACTCACGTGAAGCAATTCATGTTAATGAGGCAGATAAAAAAATACTAGTTGAAACCAATTTAGGCGAATATGGAATGTACAAAGGTAAAAAAGTACCCTTGGACTTAACAGAACAAAAACATACATTTACCTTAAATAAGGGCAAAATTAAAAAAACATTAAATGAAAATTCTGCTGAAAAACTTTACAAAGTTGAAGGATTGTTAGTAACCAACAATGATCTTTTATTTCAAAAAGAGATAATATCTGACATTAGAGCTTTAACAGGAATTACAACAGTAGACGCTCATGAATATACTCCACATGCACCTAAAGCAAATTATTCATACAATAAATTAACAGTAAAAATTGATCCTTATCCATATTTAAAAAAAGGAAAATTTAACATAGAAACAATAAAACAAATTATAGTAAATTTAAACAACATCAGAGGAGTAGTTAAATTTAGAGTAGATAACCCACAAATGATAAACATAGGAGTGTAAAAATTAACCCAAATCTTTATAACACATTAAAATTATATGAATTCAGTAATAGTAGCATCTATCATAGCCGGCATTTTAGGACCAATATTAACATTATTTATTAAAAACTATGTTGACAATAAACAAAATAAACCAGACATAGTAGCTGAAGCTTTAGAAACAAGCACTAAAATAATGGTGAAATTAGACGCAATTAAAGAAGAATTTAAAGCGGATAGAATTTGGATAACACAATTCCATAATGGAGGCAACTTTTATCCAACAGGAAAATCTATGGCAAAGTTTAGTGTGATATACGAAACAGTAAACATAGGTGTTGGTTCTATTCAAAATATGTTTCAAAACATACAAGTAAATTTGTTTAGCAAGAGCATTAATGAATTACTAGAAAGCAATAACATACAAATAGCAGATTATAAAGATGAAACAATAGCAACTTTTGGACTAAAATACATAGCAGAAGACACAGGTTGCAAGTCAGGATATTTATTTGCTATAAAAACAATTGACAATAAATTTATTGGTATTTTAGGATTAGATTACACAAAAAAGAAAGTAAAGCTTACTGAAGAAAATATAAATGAATTAGTAAACTATACTACAGCAATAGGTGGCGTATTATCTGGACACAAGCATAATTAAAAGTAATGATAGTAGAAAAAAACATACATAAATTTATAACACATGTTGTAAACAACTTGTTTCCTCTTTACGAATACTCTGAAGGTGAAATTAAAACTTTAATGGACAAGTTTAAAGTAGAAGCAGATGATTTAAACATTGAAATCACAGACATTGAACTTAAAAAATACATTGAACGTTTTGACCAGTTAAAAAATTCTCCTAAAATAGCAGATAAAAATTTACGTAATTGGTCTTTATCAAAACTTATTAAACTAATAACATCATCAGATGGGGCAGAAGTAGAAGAAGAAGCAGGACCAGATGTACTATATAGTGCAAACGGTATTACTGTTTACAGTGGAGGAAGTGAAGAATTATGTCAAAGACATAGAAATGACGTTCCGTGGTGTATTGCTAGAAACGCATTTGGAAATTATAGATACTCACAAGATAAAAAATTTCCTTCATTTTACTTAATAAAAAATGACACAGATAGATATCGTAATGATAATAAATTAGCATTTGTTGCAATTCAGATTTTAGACACAACTGATGAAAATGCAAAATACATTTGGACTCCTAAAGACAATCGACCAAATGAATCTTCAAAAATGAGTTGGAGCCAATTAAAATCAGACATTCCGTGGTTAGATAATATTCCAAATGTTAAGAGCATGCTTAAGTATGTTCCTCTATCAACAACAGAAAAAGCAACTAATATATTTAGTAAAACAGCTATATCTATTCGTCAATGGGAGTCTTTACCTTTCACAACTAAAAAACAATATTTAGTAGTAAGAAAAGACAGAAATTTACTTAATGACATATCTAGTGATGAATTTACAGTAAATTACTTGCCTAAATATCCACAATTAGCTACATTTATAGCTACAACTCCTAATCTATTCCCTTATATACTTTTACTTAAACATTTAGATAAATTTAATGTTAACGATAGAAAATCTATAATAGCTAATTTACATGAAAATGTTAATATAGATGAATTAACTAAAAATAATTTGATGTTTGACGTTAAAAAATTATTAGTAACTTTAAAAAAATGGGACCTAAAATCAGATGAAAGAATATACATCACCAAAAATGGTGAAGCTATAGTTAAATTAACATTTACATCAAATGACGTTCAAATAGGAGTATTTACAGCAGAAGATGATTATCCAAACATTAAGTTAAACGCTCGTACTTCAAAGTACTTACTTGACTATCCAGAAATAGATAAAATTCCATTCAATATTCTTATTAAACTAACAAATAATGAAGTAATTGATAAGAGTTTTATTGAAAAAATAATAGTAAAAGCCGAAGAAGATCCAAATTCAGCTATAGTAGTTAAAAATGTAGAAGATGGTAAAATATTATTGGATTCCAACTCATTTACTTCTTATAAAATTAAAGATGATAAAATAAGTTCTATACCATTTGACAATGAAGAAGTACAAAATATATTAAGTAATGAAGATGAAAATACAGGTTTTCAAGAATCAGTAGTTAATGTAGTATTTAATAAAGCAAATATTCCATCTTCAATAGATAAAGATTCTTTCCTTAACATATTAAAACATACCCCATACAATAAAAGAACAAGAGAAAATCAAGTAATATTAGTTAATCCTGAATCTACTACTCCAATATTTACTATGAATGCATTAACTGTAGGAGAGTTTCCTGATTATACATTTAATTATGGAAGTAGAACTGATGATTGGTCATCATATGAAGGAATAGAAAATACATTTAACCCAGAAAATTGGAAAGTTTACTTTGACTATTTAAGAAGTAAAAACATAGGATTTAATGACATAGAATTAGAAAGATTTGCAAATAGAACTAGTTTCGCCCAAAAATTTATAGAAGCAAATCCTCCTATGGTTGCAAATAGTACATACTTACCAGTAGTGATAGCAGATCAATATATACTTCTTAACAAACAAAATCCAGCTGCTAGTAAAAAAATAGGCAGACATAATATTATTAAAGCAAATATCTCTCCAGCTGTAGCAAGACAAATATTAGGTGGAGCTGCACCTGCACCAACAACTCCTAGAGTTCCTAGAACACAAGCTACTCCAGCTCAAGCCGTACCAGCAGCAGGAGCTAATGCAGGAGTAGACAATGTGATTGATGGTAATGGATTAGCAGCAGGATTTAATATGTTACCAACAAACATAAAAGGTAGAATAAGAGGTGGAGAGATTGTTCCTTACAATAGACGTAACGCGGCAGTAGATGCAATAGGCACAGTTCAAATATTAATACAAAATGGATCATGTAAATTTTACATAATTAGACTTACAAGTAGAACAATAATTGGTTTTGTTACTCAAAATCTTCCACTTCAAATTTATCACGCTATTGTGACAACTACTAGAGCATATACTGTGCCAAGAGTAGGTGCACTTTCAAATGTGATGCGAACAAATAATATATCTGAAGGAGTTAAAACAGTGTTAAGAGCACACGCTGCTGCTTATCCTAAAGAAGCAAATGAAGTAAAGAAAATTTTACAAAAACTAAAAATAAAATAAAATGAAACTAGACGAATTAAAAAAAATTATCAAGGAAGAATTAGCTTCTGCTTTAAAAGAAAATACTGAAGTAGCACCTGCTGAAACTAAACCCGGTACTAAAGAAGCACCCCCAACTACTAAACCAGGAAAACGCCGTCAAATAGGTAATCCAACAATACCTAAAACATCTCCAATACCTATCAAAAATCAAAATCTTTCAGAAGCTGAAAAAGAATTAGCTAATAAAATAGCTCAACGCTTTTTAAAACTTAAAAAATAATGGGAAAGTTACTAGAAATCGAATATGAAAAAATATTCAAACCTGAAACAATGGCTAGCCTAAAGGGCAAGTCAGGTGAGTCTCTTAAACAAATGTTAGGCAACAAATCATTGGTGCAAACAGTAATGCGTTCATCAGAATTAATACCTGAAATTATTGAAGCAGAAAAAAACCACATTACTACATTAGAAGGAATAGCTGTTGACATGGTTACCCAAGCATATCCTATCATTGACTATGCTAACATCAGAATTGATGCTAAAATAGTTACAATGGGGGGCATTTCAATTCCACCACCTACAGAAGATCCTTCATCACCCAATTTTGGAGAAGGAGATCCAGACTTAATGAAGGCAAAAAGACGTATTATCAATGGTATTACTCAAGGTGCATCAATTAGAGGATCATTTGCTTTTTACTTGTTTAAAGAGTACTTAGATCTTTTAGACGACACTTTAGTAGACAAGTATGGTGAAATTTTAAAACTTTCATTTGGCATTTACGACAGTGAAGAGGCAATTGCTATGTTATTGGCAATGATAGCACAAAATCAAAATATGCCAGGTGGTGAAAGTCAAATGGAATATGATGAAGAAGCTCAACAATTTGTTATTAAAGCTAGGGCTATTTGTTTTCCAATGTTAGTTCATGAAATTGTAAAAGGATTGTATGAAATTGTTGGCACACAAGGATTTGGAAAAGACAAAGAACAAAATAAAGCAGTCATAGGAGCAGTAGACAAATTGTCCAATGAACCTCGTGATTTCCAGTATGGTAAATTCATATACGACGCTTTAAACAACTTATATGGTGAAAGCAACATCAATGATGCTCGTGTTAGAGAATTGTTTTTCACTGAAGTGTACAAATTAGACGAAGAAGAATTTGTTAATTTTATTGAAAATTTAATTAACAACAAGTTAACCACTATTCAAAAACAATGGGCTATGGGTGAAATGAAAGCAATTGAAAAAGATCTTAAAAAAGATGACACTGGTTTGGCTGGACTAGATGAAGTAAAAAGACGTAAAAAATTAGCTGGATTAATTAAATAAAATAATTACGATTTCAATTTGAAAGCTACAAAAGATCCTAATGTTGTTTTTGGTTTATTTAGATATAGTGATGATGAAAAAGCATATTTTCAAGATGTAATAAATTTATTAACTAGTCGATCTGATTTTAGTAAAAAATTACCAAACTATAATTTAACTGACTTAGTTAAAAAACTAAACGATAATATCAAGCCAGATGAATTATGGCAAGCATTATCAAGAGCTAATAAAAGAGATATATTACCTGTTAAAGCTGCTAATATTTTGTTTGATAAAATATAATAATGATAAAACTACTCCAACTGTTAACTGAAGCTAAAGAAAGCTTTGAAGATTTTGCTAGTACCAGACTAAAAGGTGCTGAAAAAATAGCTGACACTACTCAAGAAGCAGGTGGACTATCTTTATTAA